TAGGTTTGAGAAAAGAATAAACGCTTCAGTCGTAACCCGCATACTGAAAAAAAAAGAAGAGGGAATGTTCTTAGCACGCCCTCTTCTGATACTTACCCTTATTTTTCTTTATCAGCAGTCTTATTGTACTGGGATGTACTGATTCCAAGGATAACACCAAGGAATGTATCGACCGCAGTAATGGTTCCGACTACCTGCTCTCCATACGGGAGACCCCAGATTCCAGCCAGTGCAAAGTATAAAGTGCCGGCTGCCGGAAGCAAATACATGGCAATCCACTTAAGGATATCATATGTCTTGTTACTCATGCTCATTGTGCTCTTCCTCCTTCTCTATAAATTTATGAATCGGGAGTTTGTCCACCTCCTGCATAATTCGCTTTGCTGAACCATTCCCGCCCATACGTTCGTAGGGTTCATAGAGATACACTCTCAGATTTTCATATTCATCCTGGGTTACATACCCACGGTCAATATACGACATTCCAAGATACATGATCCTGTCATGTGCCAATCCAATAAGCATCTCTGTTTTTACATCTTTTTGCTCACTTCTCTTTTGCAAATAGGCCCACAGCCCAGAAGATGCGAGAACTGAGCTAAAGATCGTAAGTACAACCTGAAACCAAGGTTCCATCGTTTTCCTCCTTCTTTATGTGCAATCATGCAGACCTATCAGAAACAATCAGCTTCTTGTTGACTATTGTGATTTCCTTACTAAATAGGTCTTCGTAAAGCTGTATTAAATTCTTTCGTTGTTCTCTGGATAAGAGTTTGTAATGTCCTCCCATCCAACCGCGAAACATATTCTCGACATTGTCGTAATCCGCTTCTCCATTTCCAACCTTAATGGCAAGTTTCTTGAGTTTTCTGCGCATGGCGGTAACTCGATCCGGATTTATTCGTTTAATGACTTTACCGGTATCCGTAAGTGTGTACTTGATTTGCAGGAATTTGTATTTGCTCGAAATCTTAACAATTCTGGTTTTCTTACGATTGATATGGATTCCCAGTTCAGCTGCAATTTTACAGATGCTTTCGAGCAAGTCTTCAAGCTCTTCTTTACTGGGATTCATGATGTACCAATCATCCATATACCTTCCATAAAATTTCTGCTGACGCACATACTTAACATAATTGTCAATGGGATACGGATAATAAATCACAACGACTTGTGAAAGCTGGTCTCCAATATTGACGGACTTCTCCATCCACTTTTCGCCAGTGAGCTTCTCTTTTGGAATGTTCCGATACTCCAGTTTATTGAAAGTATCGGTCATACAAGTCTCGTATTCCTCGTCAGACATGTACGAAACATCGATCTGGAAGCCTTTAAATATCAACGTTAAAAGCCAGTCAATAAACTCATCGTCATCGAACAGCTTCAGCAATTCTCGTTTGGCAATCTCATGGATAATATTGTCATAGAACTTCGAAAAGTCACCGAATAGAATATAACCGTCATTTCCGTATAATTGGTAGTATTTGTGAAGATGGATTTCAAATCGTTTTCTCTGTTGTGAAATTCCACGCCCTTTGATAGATGCGCAGTTATCATAAATGATGTGTTTCTTCACTTCTGGAAGCAAAACTTCATCGCACAGAGAATGTCGAACAATGCGATCACGGATTTGAATACTTGTAATGGGTCTTATTCGGCCTCTTTCATGCAGCTCGAATTCCTGCGTCGGTCCATTTTGAAGTGTCCTATTGATGATATCATCTTGGATTTCAAATATGTACCGCAGGAAATTCATCATGAATTTTTGCGTCGATTCTTTCCACTTGCTGCCCTTTACGGAAACCTTATAAGCCCTATACAAGTTATTGGCGTCACAGACAATCTCCTCGTAGTTCATAACCTATTCACCGTTATAACAATACTTACCGTAGTAAATTGTATTAGGCTTTATTATTTATCCTTGCGGAACGGATAGCATCTCCTTCTTCGTTGGTTAATCGAAGAATCCGGACGAACTCCATAAGAGTTCGAAGCGTTGTTGTAGTTCGTATTGCCATTGTTGTTCACATTGGCAAAGTTAGCCGAAGAAACGACGCAATTTTTTAGATGTTACCCTTTTTCTAACCGCGACTTAATCGCCATGTCTCTTTGACGCCACCTTTTTATCAATCCGATTTCTCGGTCGATAGCTTTAACATACCGGTTGTATAAATTCAGATCTACATCAAATATTTCAACAACCCGCTGCAACTCATTGATGAGCTGCTCGCAATTTACAATGGCCGCATTCTGGTAATCTCTTCTGGTCTCGTACTCGTGCATTGTCCGTGGGTAAATGGTGTTTGCCGCTCTAACATTGCTCGTTATCAAGGAAGCACATTGGTTTACTTTCGATTTGAAACTCCGCATCAATTCTCTATACTTAGCAAAGTTTTCTTCCGAAATATCTCCATATGCATACTTCTTCCGAACAAAGCTGTCCACATCCTTAACACCAAATCCCCTCTGCATAAGGAGTATCAACATATCATGCAACTCGATCGAGTACGTAATCGCTTCAAATTTTGACTCTTTCCTGTCGCCTAACAGAACACTCATTCGTAATCTTTACCAGTGATCTCGGTGAACTCCTCTTTTGTGATCCAGTCCATCTTCACCGCATTACGAACTCTGGTCTCATTCCACATTTTCATGCTGTACCAAAGCTTTACTTTACTGTAATTCTTGCTATGTTCCATGGTGATCCCCCTTCTTAAAGCTCTACATTGGACATCATCGCAATGTAGGCGATGTCAGACTGCATTTTGGTTCTGACAAACTCCTCCTCAGAAATATCTCTAAGGACAAACCAGTATTCCCCGGGAATCTGCTCAACGATCTGAACCAGCTCCATGTTTGGATGAACAGTCTCGGTTGTTCCGTCGCTGATAGTAACCGGAGAGCAGTTATCTGCAAATACGGATTCCTCGATCTTTTCTGTGGAAATGAAATTATTTCCGTTCAGCTTAAGATTGGAAATCTCAGTTCCATCACCGAGGGTAATTTTATAGATTTTATCTTCCATGATTAGAAGCTCCTTTCAAAAATATAAACGGGGCACAAGGCCCCGCGATTTTAATTAACCAACCGGGAAGACCGGACGAACTCCATAAGAGCTCGAAGCGCCCTTGGAGTACGCAGCGCCACTGCCGTACACAGAGGCAAAGGAAGCCGAAGAAACGACGTCTCTTAACCACTGGTTGTAAGATCTGTTTACGATGAATTTAGGGCATACCATGAACAGCGCCAGCTGAGTCTTGCTGATTGTGTAGATGCTCGGAACGGTTGAACCGTCAGAAGTTGGACTGAAATGAAGATGTCCATACATCATAGGTTCGTTCGGGAGCTCAATGCTGGAATCGAACCATGCTCCACCGGACGGTCTTCCGTTTGCAACTGCATTGCACAGATATTCTCTGTGAGTAAGAACAGAACCCGGGAAAGCTGCATTGACGATTGTCTTTGCGTTCGCCAGGTTCGTTTTATACATCTCAGAACCAACGTATCCACCGGTTGTAACATTGGTGGTATTCATCTGTGCATTGTAAAGCGCTTCGTCCGGCATGATCACAAGATGATGGCTGGTAAATGCAGTGTCACCGCAGTTGTACCAGTAATCCATATCAACGATACGCCAGATACGGCCTCCGATACTCCAATAATCGCCAAGGAACATTCCTTTAAAGGAACCACCCTTAATAGCAGCTTTCTGTACCGCTGTCAGAGCTGTTCCGAGATTCTTACCTCTGAAGATAACTCGGCGAAGCTCCACTGGAGCAAAGCTATCTAACATAGCAAAGAGTGCATCTTCAGCGGCGATAGCCTTGTTTCCGTCCGCAGTCCCGATGAGTAATTTGTTACCAGATACCAGCTCATTGATCTGGGTAAGTTCGGAAAGATTTACTCCTCCTATAAAATCTTTGGAACTTAAAAGACCGATTAACGCTTTTGCTAAATCATCTGCTGTAATAATCTTTGTTCCGTTCGGTCCGTCAATCAGGAAAATATTACTTGCTATTAACTCTCGGACCTTTTCGTAGTCTGTGATTTTCATTTAATGAATCCTCCTTTATTTGATGACAAAAATAGCCCGACCTTCAATAACATCGCCATTGCTGTCACGGAGAAGATCACTGGAATATGTACGTCCAATGACCGTATCCAAATTGCTGTCAGTAATGGATGCATCCGAAGAATCGAGCACGTCTCCATAAGTACGGTATCCATTGTCGTAAAGCTTCTGATATACCGTGTATTCGTTTTCAAGGTTGGAACTGAACTGATTAAGAATATCTACCTGCTTCTGTAATTCCAGAAGTTTTTTCGCAAGACTCGCTGCCGTATTGCTGTCCAGCAGTGCCTGTAACTGCTCAAACCAATCACGAAATTCTGTTTCTGATTTCTGTTTCCAGTCAGCCATTTCAGCAGTATTGGTGCTTGTGTATTCGTTGAACCACGCCTCCCATTTTTCTTTCCAATAGGTACTTGTGGCTTCCATATCTGCTGTGTGCTCCGAGTACCAAAGGTTCCACTGAGCTTCCCATGCCAAATATGCTGACTGAATCTCCTCGGTCTGTGCCAGGAACCAGGTAGACCACTGCTCTTTCCAAAACTTATTTGTTTCTTCCATATCAGTAGTCTGCTTTTCGTAGAACTCTTTCCACTGGTCCTGCCATTGGGCAATCAAATCATCGATTTCAACCTTGTCCAATGGAGCCGTTACGAATGGACACTCTGAAGTTCCAACACAGTTCGTGATGTTTGCCTGTCGAATAGAAGTGACTCCGGCGCCGACATAAATATACGCCAGTGGATATTGCCAGCGATCATTTGTCTTCACCATCGTAGGTTTCGTTGGATTCGATGCTGGGGTTCCTTTAATGATTTTGATGTCATTTGCTCTGACGGCCTCTCTCGAATCCACTTCAAGTACAACTGCATCATATCGGTTCAGCAGAATCTCGGACTGTGGAACTACTAACGGTAACAGAGCGTCATTCAGCGTCCAAGTGTGATTGAACCAGGCTCGTCCGACACCAACGTTGATAATCATTGCTTCCGATTCTTTTACAACCATTGCAGTTCCGACATGCTGCAAGATTCCGTCCTGAATGATTCCATCGAAAATGCTGGACATCTGAATAGCATCGTAGCGCCGATCTCCTTCTTTTGAATTATAAAATCCAAATGTTACACTCACTTCTTCATCACGCTCCTTCCTGTTCTATAGTCTTAAAAGTCGGATAGACGGAATAGCCGTCCTTATCTTCTGAGCGAACAATTTCAAGAATACGAGCTTTTGTCTCGTGTCCATATTCGTTCGCAATCTGTACAATGTCCCCGTTAAAGAAATCTTTTCCATACTGGAACATGATAGTTGTTTCTGTTTCTCCCTCAAACGAGGTAATGCTCACATTTTCTGCAAGTTTTTCTTTTCCTCTTTGCTGCAACTGAGCCATATACTCGGCATCGGTCAATGCATCATCACTTCCAACATTCGAAGAGATGTCACGAGCATCCGTAAACAGTTCCCTACGATTCAAACCAGAACCACCGCCAACTGTAGTGTATCTTCGACCAGCACCCTCGCCTTCTCCACCAACCAAAGTCACGGTTTTCAACGAAGCTTTGGATTCGATATAGTTACTGTTGATGATATTCTCAAATTTCGGAGAAAATATAACGTATGGATTCTCTGTCTGATCGTATGACCTGTCAGAACCGGCATACAATTCAAAGACGAACTGCTTTTCATCGTTCAGCGTAATCTTGAAACCGATACCCTGCTCCTCGCAAATTTTCTGAATGACATCGTATAGATTATCACCTGTATATTGAGCTTCCAGTTTCAACTTTGTAATTGCCGGGTCGATTGATCCTTTGAAAATAAAGTTTGGAATTTTTCGATTGCTGTCTGATGGGGAAATTACATTCTCATTGAGCAATGTTTTAATTCCATTTTGAAGATTTCCGCTTAATAGCTTCTGTCCCCAGACGATTCGCCTATCGAGAATAGATTCTAACGAGCGTCCAGTAACCGTTACATGGTTACCGTCTTCGGTATCGGAAGTAATCTGGATTTTTTCTATGATCATCACATGCTCAGATTCCTTGCTCTGCAAATAATAGTCCTGTTTGATATAATCCAGAAGACCATCTCGCATTGCTTCATACAGCTCAAAGTCACCATAGGCATAATACCGATCAGTCCAGATGAAGGATTCGTACGTATCCACGATGGAGACTGCATCCAGGTCAGTGTTTAAAATCATCACATCCATAGTGCTTATACCCCCTCGTAGACAATACGGTTCTCAATCTTAAACTGTAAATTTGTACTTCCGTACTCAGCTGTATAAGCAAAGATGTTGTCGCCCTTCGCAAGTTGGAACCAATCTGCATTTTTATCCAGGCAGTTCAAGATGTTTGTAGTCTTTCCGTTCCTAAGAAGCGTAATCGACTTGTTTCCTTTTACAGTGCAGATGATAATTTCGTCACCTGCTATAATTCCAGAGCCAGTGAATTTCTCCAATTTATCGGTATCGATCCGCATCACTTCACGAGTACCGGTATTATAGATTGTGATATTGCTGGCTTCACCGATTGCATGAATCGTAATAGTCACTCCAATTTCAGCGTCGCCATTATACACAACCACCTGCTCTGTTTCATTTTTGATTTCTCCCATTTCCAGAAACGGGTCCTGAAGCGATTCGTTACTGAAAGGAAACTCAAACAGTGCCTCTACGCCATAGAAGATAGTCGTGTTGATTCCGTCTTTTCCAGCAGAATAAAAGAAAGGATTCGGACACACGATTGAGATATCCGAACCCTCATCTTTACTGAAGATTGCTGGGTCATTTGATTCGACGTACCCTTCAATCTCCGCCTGCCTGTTATCGGTTTCGATAAGCATTGTGAGTTTCTTTTTAATAGGAAAATACTTGTATGAAAGCTGTCTTACGTCTTCGATGGAATCCTTCCACATATACGCAAGAGAAATAACAATGTTTCGGCTCGGCATCCTTGAAGAATTGAACAGGCTTCCATCGTTTGTAGCGATTTCTGTCGTATTGATGTTCGCTTTTCCCGGCCCCAAGCCAGTTACAGACTTGATGATGAAACCGGATTCCTCCGGTCTCGCCAAATCAAGTCGGATACTATCGCCAAGATAGTTTGTAAACGTGACTGCTCGAATCAAGTTTCCACCATCCTTTCCATCGCCGAGAACTGATTCTTCGTCTGCCGATAAATCTCTGTTCTCGACAGTGCCTTAGGCGAATAGTTATTCTGTACAAATTTGTAAGAGTTTCCTGTATTCGGATTGGTATCTTCATTTTGAAGATTCCGCTCACGTGATGCTGCAATTCCTGTGCTGACAGCCAACGCCTGTGATCTGCTGAACAGCGTATTCAGTCGATGGCTCTTCTCCTCAACGTCTGACAGATCCAGAATCGGTCGAATCATAGGCTGAGTATCAACGCCGTTGTCGATCATATCCTTTACCTTTGCGATTGCGTTTCCAAGACCTGTTTTTGCTGATTTAGCCATATCAGCACTTGCGTTGTATGCCTTTACTGCATAGGTTCCGATTGCATTGACGAATCCCAATCCAAAGAAATCACCGATATGGTATCCTACTCTGGAAGGTGAATGTTCGTCCAATTCGTCTTCTGCTGCTTCTGCCGCAGCCCTTGCCATTGCTCTGGCTTTCGCTTCTGCGCGATATGTGTTCTCACTGATTCCATCAGCAAAGCCCTCTACCAGGTAAGCACCAGCCTGTTTAAACTGATCGTGGTAGTCCCGGATAGCCGTTACAGAAGCATTAAGATTCCCGGTGAAGGCAGTTTTTACTTCTTCGGCTTTTTCCTTAATGCCAGCAATGAACTTAATCATGCACTGCATTCCTGCATTTTGAAATTCCGGATACTTGTTCGCAATAGCTGTAAGGCATGAACTTAAGATGTTTACAAACGCATTTCTAGTTTCGTAATCTTTCGATTTGATTCCGGCAATGAGTTTGATCATGAGGTTCGCACCTGCTGTATTGAACTGGGTTTGCTTGTTGTTGATAGCAGTAACACAACCGCTAATTATATTGGTAATGGCAGTTTTGGTATTTCCGTCCTGAGATTTGATTCCGGTGATGAATTTCGTCATCAACGTAGAGCCTGCCGTATTGAACTGGGTTTGATAGTTTGTAAGGGTCGTAAGTACAGCCTGCATCATGGTCGTAAACGTAGATGTCATATTGCTCTTTTGCGCATTAGCCGCATTGATGAATGTTGTCAGCATAGATGTTGCGGCTGATGTCACTCTTCCGCTCGCATCTGTAAATGCGTTAATAAAGCTGTCGATTCCGTTATTTCCAAGCTGTGTAAGCGCTGTACTGAAACCGCTCATACCACTCGTATCCAACTCAGCCATTCCCTTAGCCATCTCAACAAGGCGATTTACCTGTGTGATTACGCTCGACATGATTCCGGTATCAATTCCAGAAATAGAATCCGAATAACTCTTAATTCCACTTCCGAACTGAACCAGACTGTCACCGAAACCGCCAAGATCGTTGTCGCCAGTAAACCAGCTTACAAGTCCTCCGGTATTCGGGATTGTATTGGCAAGTTCTACAAGAGCTTTACCAGCTGTTGCCGAATTCGTAATAGCCGCAGAATCCATGCCCATAATAGCTTCGGAATATGCCTTCATAGCCTCACCAAATGGTACAAGCTTTTCGCCGAAAGTATCAACATCGTTGTTTCCGGTAAAGAATGCCACGACGCCACCGGTATTCGGGATTGTATCAGCAAGTTCGACCAAAGCCTTACCTGCCGTTGCAGAATTGACGATTGCATCGGCTTCCAGTCCACGAACTGCATCGCCAAATGCTTTCATGGCTTCGCCGAATGGTACGAGCTGTTTTCCGAACTCGCCCATATCGTTTTCGCCAGCAAAGAATCCTACAACACCACCCGAATTCGGAATGGTTGTTGCCATCTCTGCCATTGCCTTACCGGCGATTGCTGCCTCAGTGACTGCGTTTGCATCAAGTCCGGTAATTGCGTCTCCGAACTGTTTCATAGCTTCACCGAACGGTACAAGCTGCTTTCCAAAGGCGGTCATGTCATTTTCTCCTGCGAAGAACGACACTAATCCGCCTGTATTTGGAATTGTGGCTGCCATTTCAGCTAATGCTTTACCAGCCGTCGCTGCGTTTGCCACGATTTCTCCGTCCATATTTCCAATAGCCAGCGAGAAATCTCGCATAGCTTCGCCAAACGGTACAAGTTCCTCTCCGAACTTAGATAAAGATGATCCTCCTATAAGCCAAGAAGTCAATCCCTGTAAAATATCAGCCGCCGTCAGAATAAGCACTGTCTCGGCTAATGCCTTTACTCCGTCCATCATAGATGGCTGAATCTGACTTGCTCCCTGTAAGAACGGCTGAACGTTATTCATAAAAGCAGATAAATCAGCTCCAATCTGTGGGAACTGACTCGACACACCGCTCATAAATCCACCGACAATTCCGCCAACGAACTGACCGATTGCCGTTCCGATACCCTGTAAAAGCTTTCCGCCTTCTCCGATGAGCCAAGAAAGTCCTGGAAGTTTCGACAAGAGGCCGACAGCTGCAAGCACTAATGCCATCTCAGCTACAACTGCCCCCATTCCAAGAATTCCAACCATTGCTCCAGGAACAAGTGCCGCGGTTGCACTAAGAGCAAGCATAATAGCCGATAACAGACCGATTCCGGCTATTCCTTTCAGTAAAGCCCCAGTATCAATTCCGCTTAATGCATCGACAACACCGGTAAAGAACGCCATAAGAACATCAATTCCAGCTTTAATCAGTGATGGTAGATTACTAGCAATACCCTCTAAAATTCCAATAAGGAACTTGAAGGCTAGATCGACGATTTGAGGCGTGTAAGTAGCAAGTGCTGCTAATACACCGACTACTAATTGTAAAGCTCCGTCTGCCAACTGAGGTACACAAGATACAAAGACATCAATCAGAGTTAAAATGACTGCTTTTACAGCCTCGCCGATAGCTGGTGCTCCAGCGGCGATAACTTTGCAGATCGCAATAATCCCTTCTCCAACTTTTGTAAGGACAGTCGGAATTAAGCCAGCGATACCAGTAACGATAACAGTCAGTGCTGCTACGATTGCTGTTGCTCCAGCGGCACCGGCAGTTGCCAGCGCTGTGAATCCGATCGCAAGTGAAGAAAGTCCTGTGCCGGCCGCAAGTAAACCTGCTCCGATTGTGAGAACCCCAACACCAATCAACGCAAATGCTCCAGATAATGCCAGAATAGTTGGCACCAACGGTGTAAGAACTGCCCCTGCTACGCCGATAATCGTGAAAGCTCCAGCAATAGAAATTAGTCCTTTTGCAATCGCTTCCCACGATAATGCTCCTAAAATACTGAGTACCGGTGCAAGAATAGCTAAGGCTGTTGACGCAACCAACAATGCTGCCGATCCGCCAAGCGTACCCTTCATGAAGTTGAGACTGATAGCCAACTCGGCTAAAGCCCCACCCATGACAGTAAGACCTCTACCGATCTCTTCCCACTGCATACCTCCGAATTTACTCATACAGTTTGCAATGATTTCAAGTGCCGCACCAACGATAACAAGCCCAGTCCCAATACCGATCATGTTCTTCGGCATCCGATTAACGGCAATAGCCACTTCTGCAAGTGCACCGCCCATGGCAGTAAGACCTCTGCCAATTTCATCCCACTGTAACTGACCGAAATCTTTTACAGCGGAAGCAAAGATTTTCATTGCAGCACCAATAGCGATTAGAGCTACACCAGTGGACATCACATGTTTCGCATTTCTAGCCAAATTCGTAAAGACAGCAAGTTCGGCAAGTAATCCACCGATTCCGGCCAATCCTTTTCCGATCTCGCTCCACTCCATCTGACCAAAGTCTTTGCAAGCGGATGCCAGAACTTTCATTGCTGCTGCCAGAATAACGATTCCCGTCGCAGTACTAATCATTTTCCCGTTGAATTTTGCAACTCTAAGGAATACAGCCATCTCAGCAAATAATACTCCTACACCTGTCAATCCACGTCCTAGTTCATCCCACTGTAATTTCGATAAATCCTTACATGCTGAAGCCAGAATTTTGATAGCCGCACCAAATATAATTAAGCTGGTAGCGCCTTTCATAACCTGCTTCCGACCGCTTGCCATGGCTTTAGATGATGCAACAACAATAGTCGTAAGACCAGCAATTCCAACCAAGCCTCTCGCAAGTTCGCCCCAATCAAGATCTGAAACTTTCTTCAAAGCTCCTGCCAGAATAGATACTGCAACCGACATAGCAATCATTGCGGTACATGCTTTAGCTACTTTTCCCGTATCGCTGCTGATTTTATTGAAAATTGCCATCGCTCCAAGTAAATTAGCAAAGAGTACAGTGATAGCCCCAAGAGAAGCTGATAGTTTATCACTATCGATCAGGGAAATTGCAACGATAGAACCTGCAAGCAAAGCGATTGCTGCTCCGATTTTAAGTAACGTTCCGGCTTTAAGATTTGTCTGATATGCCTCAAAGCAACCTCTAACGCCGTCAAGGATTCCAGTTACTCCTTCAAGAACGCCATTCAACCCCTCAAGAGGTTCTGTTACACTCTTTAAGAATTTTGAAATTGATAAGGCAATTCCGCCAACAGCAATGCTATTAAGGACATCAAGAACTCCACTGAAATCAGCATCTCCGAGTTTCTCAGCGAGTGTTCCAATCATAGTCCCGACTGCATCGGCAATACCGCCAGCAATTACTTTCACAGCGGTCCACAATGCTTCCATAACTTTGAGAAATTTGCATTTTTCAAGTGCTTCGCCCATCATCTCGAAAGCAACGATGACTCCGCTCTTCATTTTTCCAGCACCATCACCAATCTGAGCCATGCGATCATGTACTCGTTCAAGGAATGAGTGGAATAATTCAAATCCAGGAAAATCAAACTTCTCCCCGGCAGTTTTTCCAAATTCTTTTACTTTTTCTCCGGCAGTTTTAACAAACGTAATAGCTGTCTTTACGATATCAACAACCGTCGAAACTGCTTTGCCAAAGACATCTGTCTTCTTTACCGTTTCATCAAGCTTAACAAGATACTCACCGAAACTTCCAGTAAGTGATAACACTCCGTTTCCAGCCGGTAAGAAAAGACCAATCAATTCGCCGACACCACCGGCAACAGCTTTGAAAGCTTGTCCGATGATATCAAGCACTGTAAATACGCCTTTAAACGTATTCTTCAGATTCTTTGAACTTTCTTCCCCCATTTTGAATTTTGCTGTCAGATCACGGATACGCTCTGTGATTTCAGCTAACTGTTTTCCAGTCATTGGCGGAAAGATTTCGTTGAATGCCTCCCGAACCGGCTTGGCAACGCTAACCAGTCCCTCGAAAACATTTTTTACTGCTTCGATCATCATGGTACGACCGCCAAGGTCTTTCCAATCCTGAAGCATTTTATTTCTCGCATCGGCAGAAGCATTGATTACGGCACTGAACGTATCGCTCACCTCAGTAAGTAATTCTTTTGCCTCTTCAAAGTCGCCGACGATAATTTCCCAGCTTTGTGTCCATCCTGACTGGGCAGCCTCTTTCAACGTGTCGAACAGCTGAGTAAAAGTCTTTACTTTTGTTGCCGCATCGTTCGCTGTTTTACCCATCTCCATAATGGATTTGATCTGGTCATCGGTATACCCCATGGTCCGAAGCTGATCTTCGTTGAGATCGCCTGTAAATTTTGCCAAGGTTTCAGTCAAGATGTCAGAGGTAAGCCATCCTTTACTAAGGGTCTCTCTGAATGAGCCCTCATCTTTGATCATCTCATCAATGGCGATTCCATGAACTTTAGCCGTTTCTTTCAGCGCATCCTGGAATACCTGACCTCCCATACCAGCGTTTACGACTGAATTCCAGTCCTGCAATTTTACTGTTCCTGCCGCTAATGCCTGTGAAAGCTGATACATAGCGGTACTTGCCTGCTGAGAGTTGGAACCCGATACAGCCGCAAGGTTTGCAATACCTTTGATAGCCGCTACAGATGTGTCCAGATCCACGCCAGCCGCGGTGAACGTACCAATGTTACGGGTCATTTCCGTAAAATTGTAAATGGTCATATCTGCGTAATGGTTTAATTCATCTAACGCATTATTTACCTGGTCGAGAGTAGTTCCTTTTGAAGAGGTATTTGCAAGGATTGTCTGAACGGCATTGATCTGGGTCTCATACTCCTCGAAACCCGATTTAATCGGATCGATTGTAAAAGCAGAGACCAGATTTTTTCCAGCAGCAAGTGCAGAATTGGTAATGTTCTGTAAAGCGGTAATTGCCATTACTTCCAATGCGGAAAATCGCACTCGTACAGTCTCAACTGCATTGCTAAGCGGTGACATATTTCCACTGCATTTATTTGCGGCATCATTTACGGTTTCTAAGCCTTTTGCTGCCCCTTCGAGGTTAAGACTCTTCTTCAACTTATCGAGGCTTGATAAACTGGTCTGAATATTCTGCTCAAACTGCTTGTTATCAAACCGCATTTCGACGACACGTTCATCAACGGTTGTACTCATAGCTTAGTAACCTCCTTCCATGCCGCATCTGCAATTTTGTCAAAAATAGGCTGGATAGCAGGATTGATGTAGTCTCGCCCCTGTACCCAGCCGCCGTTTCTTGTTGCATGTCCGTACTGCAAAATAACTGCAATAGGGACTCCATTTTGAATATTTGTGTTGTAAAAGCTGATTGATACGGAACCTTGCTTCTGCTCGATCTTGTAGTGCCACGAATTTGCTGTCCGTCCCGTATCAACTGGTGTTGCAGACGCAAGGGCGGCTACGCCCTCTCGACCATACTTATCGAGGTCACCGAGACGAACTGATTCCTTTGCTCGCTCTAAGAATCGAGTCAGCTTAGAAAAATCACCCTTTTGTCTGAACGTGATCATATGAATCTCCTACTTTGCTAAGTAAGCACTGGATGAGAAGCCCGTATACTGCACACCATCAAGTACAAACTGGATGTACAGCCACTTAACTCCGTTTGCCATTGTATAGTAGCCATAGCATTTAACCTTAGTACCAGCCGGAATTTTACAAAGAGCTTTCTTATTGGTTCCCGCATCATTACGACAATAAAGAACTGCTGTTGTTTTGTATTCACCAGCATGGGCTTTGTTAAACTGCTTGGCAGAACATGTAGCCACCACTTTCTTCGAAACCGACTGGTTCTGATCCTGCTTGGTATTGGACGGCGTTACAGCAGATCCATTCAGAATCTGGTTTACCATATTCTGAACTTCTGAGTAGCTGTATCCGTACTCGGTAAGTAGTTTCTTACGGTTCTCACCGCTTCCCCACAGCCCAACAATCACCTCATGAGCGATGGTTTTGATATCTTTGCCCTTGCTTAATCCAGGAGCGGAAACAGTATTGTCGTCGTACTTTGGTGTGATGAAGCCGCGGATGAATTTTCCATTGATAGATAAGGTTCTCTTCTTAACCGCATTACTGTAGTTACCCTCTTCAACAACCATGTAACCGGATTCCTTATATACCTCGATTACGGTACCGACATGATCCGGATTGCCTGTATTGTCGCCGATTCCGTTATCCTGCCAATCGTACAAAATTCCATCCCCAGGACTCGGAACATATGTGTCATTCTCCTGCCAACATCCCATTTTCTTTGCTGCCTCGATAAGGTAATAACAGGAAATTTCCATAGGCATAATGCTCTCATATCGGAGAGCTGCCGCTAATGCAGACCAGGTGCACGCACACCAAGCCCAGTCATAGCGCATACGAATCCCACGAGGAAATTTGCCGGAACAGATCTTCTCGAAGAAGTCGTTGTATAAATCAATAATGCTTTTGTGTGAACCGTTCGATTCTTTCTTTCCATCCCAGGATTTGACAAGATTAACGGCGGTCTGTCTTGATTTCGCCATTTTTATCGCTATCCTTTCGAATTAAATTTTTTTCTGTTTGCGGCATTCACTTCCGCATGATGTCTGTACAAATCTCGTTTGCTCCTCTTCTTCGGAGGCTTATTTTCCGCATTGCAAATTCGGATAAGCATTAACAAACGATTCAAATGCCATTTCTGACACTCAAACGGAATGTGATACGCAGTCATCCAGTAATAGATAAGCTCACTGGTTATCTGCTGCCTGTTTATTGGACCGCCTTTTTCTTCCTTAACAGTCGAAGCCGTCATAGGCGCTTCAATATAGGCATTTACCGCATCAATGTGAGAATTGGTAATGCATTGATAGACCAGCGGGTCGACATTCTGTGTGAGTGTCATACAGCGTATATAATCAATGGTTTCTTCAATGGTCTTCTGCTCTTTAGTTAAGAAGACTTTGCACCATTTACTTTCCCATTTTGAAAGTGAAACGAGCGAATGCTCCAAACGCAACTTCTGTTCCTTTACAGGGATAAATCGCTGATTCCGCTCATCCCACAGATCAGTTCTTGGTATCGTAAGTTCAAGCATTCGGTCTCACCTCTTTAGTTCATGGAAGCAACCACAGGAGTAATCTCTGGATTTTCTGAATGCTTCTTGATATCTACAACTTTCGGAATTACATGGTTTACGAATTCAGCCGCTTTACTGTCATCTGTAGCCAGTTCCATAAACAGAAGATTATAGAACTGAGTGCAGGCAAACTTTCTGGAAATCTCTTCGGACTTCTCGAAATATGTGCCGTCAGCACTCTTCTCTCCGTATGCCTTTAAGATAAATTCCTTAAAGAACTTGATAATGGTCGGCTGATCTTTTGCATCTACGATGCGCTGAAGCATCTCAGCAACTCCACCAGCTGTGCCCAATTCCATCTCCATAACCTCTGTTTCGGTAAGGTTGAAGAGCTTTGTTTCGGTGCGCTCAACACCATTAAAATCTTTATAAGTCTTTGTTACTGCATACATAATTTTGTTCTCCTTTCAAATAAAAAGGAGTCGCCAGCTTTCCTGAATACGACTCCATCTGTGGTTTGTGTACTATTTATTTATTAACCTTCTGCGGTCATAATCTTAATTACTTCATCCGGAAGCGGAAGTCTCGGTTCAACACCATCGTCTGCTTCGGCAGAAGAAGGATCTTTACCATACAGGATCTCTTCAAGAGCAGCCAGTTTCTTAGCATCGACCTTGGTAGAATCGAAGGTGAGAATAGAAGTAGGCTTCAGCTTCTTTCCATCGATTAAGGTTGCAATCTCGACCGGTGTGGTGCTGAACTCCCAGGATAAGGTAATAGCTTCCGGGCTGTCATTTACAGTGGAATAACCCTTCTCAGAAGGAGAAGCTAAGCAACCATAAACGAGATGAAGCTTATAGCCGTAATCATTGGAATCAACATCGTTACCGAGAAGTGTCTTGTAAGATAAGCCGAACATCTTACGGTTCTGCTGTCCTGCAAACACTCCAGGGGCGATTTCTTTGGAACCATCGCACTCTGCGAACTCATCCGGTGCCATATAAGCTTCGATTGTGCCGCCAAATTCCTCTGCGGACATAAGGTTCAGATACTTGATGTTGTCTGCATAAATTGCAGTAGGTTCTGCTCCAGACGGGCTCTCTGTTACGGTGCTAAGACCGTTCCATGCGGTACCAGAGTTATATACGCCACCGGTCTGAATCGGGTAAAGGACGCCCTGGCTGACCCCGGTCTCATACAGGCGCTCGCCAGTCTTGTCCCAAACGAGTTTCTTTTTCATAGAATTTGTCCTCCTTAAAAGAATATTTCAAAGACATCATGGTTTAAGTTGTCTTTCGTATAATGCCGATTGAATCGACTTGTCGGCATAGATGCTACTTTGCCAACGAGAGAACTATCCGGATCGCTGTCGATGACTGTTACTGAATACTTTCTCGCAGACAAATAAACCCCGTCATTCGCAAACGTATTCTCGATATCGTCGAGAGCGTAAACGATGGCAGGGTATTTCATTTTTACCGATGACGGTGGTTGAAAATAAGCACGACACTCTGGTCCTTTGTTTGGACACGAGAGGATGTCGCATAAAGCATTATGCAGTTTCAGTCGTCTGCTCATTGTAAACACCTCCAACGGTCAATATTAAACGGGGATACTGAACTTCAACATTTGAAATTTTCCATTTAGCCCCCATATACTCGATAAATCTCATCGAATGAAAATTCGCATAAGCAAACGGATCGGCTACGATGCTGAACTCATTCGACACATTGAGATTGTCGTTGAGGTTATCTGAACTCTGATACTGTCGAGTATTCCGAATAACGTCTCCGTAGTAGTCACGAACTGTAATCTTCTCTCCCCAGACACCAGGTCGAATTTCCTCTGTTACGGAATAGCCGATTGCTCCGTAAAATTTACTCATTTTGAATTTTCTCCTTTAAGATTTTAGGCTGTGTGATCCTCGGAACCGGAAGAAGCAGTTGTTACATCCTCTTCGATTGCGATTGCAGAGTATACACGAGTAAGAGCACCAGAGCATCTGGTCTCAAGCAGGGATTTCTCCTGGTTGAAGTCGATATCGAACTGAGTGAAGTGAGTAACCTCTCCGCCCTTGGTTGCACCGAGGGAGTAATCAGCCAGATTTGCGATAATGGCAACCAGCTTCTTCTTTTTGCTGTCGGAAGTGGTTCTGGTCTTACCCTCGAACTGCTCCGCAGTATTGATACTGCCAACATTCAGTGCAGTGGCAAGTTCGGTCTTGGAAGAGTAAATACGTCTTCCGTTGATGTCTCTTGCCAGGAGCATCTGATTCAGCATATGAGGAGTAATAAACAGATCCGGGGTACCGGTGCCCTTATAATCCTCTCTTGCATACAGAACGGTATTGATCATGGCCTCTGCGATGATGTAGTTCTCACCAAAGTTAGCCGCGGTATTGGTTCCCTGAAGTTCTTTCTTAGCAGCTGCGACATCGAGATCAACGTGAATGGTGTACAGATCATCATCCAGCCAAATCGGTCTGATGTGATCCGGAGAAATCTTGCCTTCATCTCCGTCGTCTCTGCCATCACCCAGCATGATTGCAGTTGCCAGCTCTTCATTGAGCATCAGGCGGTCGATGTTGTACAGGTATGCCACATAGTCGAAATCGGTGATGTCGATGATATCATCTCTATGCAGCGCACTCTTTACGTACACAGTCTGAGGGTCGGTAGTTCTGCGAACCAGCTTGAAGTTGCCAGTCTGCTTCTTCTGTTTTCCCTTAGTATAGCCTTTAGCCTTAAGAGCATCGATGTTACGGATATCTACCTGGCTAGTTCTGATTCTGGAAATCGGACTCTTATGAACTTTGTTCATTACAGTTGTGATCCAGCCCTGGTCGTTAGTAATCAGCTCCGGTGCACCAGGACGTACATCCTTGTATTCCGGGAACAGAAGTGTTACATTGCCATCTCCTGTCTGAGCAAATCCGCTTGCAAGAGCATCGTGCTGAAGCGCATTCTCATTAGCATAGATCTCCAGCGCGGTCTGGAATGTTCCTACCTGGCTTGTCTTTGCCAGCTTAAGGATTTCCTCCTGGTCTGCGTGAGACAGAAAGCTCTTATCGTCGCGCTTGTCAGTGTCAAAAACGTTGTGTTTCATATTGTTATCTCCTCCTTTAGATTCATCTTTTTTAGTTTCCTCGCCATCATTTTTTGCATCTTCAATAATCTGGCCTACTACAGCGCACACAGCGGTGTACTGCTTATCGGTAAGAGTTTTTAAAACATCCCCTACCGTTTCGCCATTTTCCCCATCTTCTGATTTCGGCGAATCTTCTTTTTTATCCTCGTCATCTGAATGCTCAAGATATCCCATGATCATCTCATCGTAGTTAAGGATAATTCCAGTTTCTCCATCGCCGTGCATCACCACATCATCGATATATGCTCCGGGATTTGCACCGGCTAATACCAGACTTACTTCTCTGATAATGCCATGAACAACATCGTGCCCAGCCTGTTTAAGCTGATTGGCAAAAATAGAAAGAGACTGTACGTCGCCATGTTTTACAAGCTCACGTGCAGTCTTTCCTGATTCTGTATCATTAAATTCACAGAATGCATAAACGCCTTCATCTCTATTTTCGAGATGGGCCAACCCAAGAACATTCTCGGGATCGGCATGATTATGCATCCATACTAACGGGACTGTCTGCCCGTTCTGTGCTTTGAATGCGTCTTTTTTAATGACTCGTCCATCAGCACACGGAAGATCGTTTCTAGTGGCCCAGCCACCAAAGTCATACTTCATTTTGATTTTTACCTCCTACTTCTTTCTGATATAATACGATAGCGGATGAGATGTCTTCTTTGATGAACTGGAAGACTTTTTCTTAGATTTCTTGACTTTCTTATACTCTGATTGAATTTTATCGAATTCATCCTGATACGTTTGTTCATATCGGGAATCGAGATCGGCTTTCGCTGCTTTATAAGCCTCTCTGACCGATTTAACCGCTGCTTTCAGCTCAGAGCTAACTTTTGCTCGCTCACTCTTGGCATTAGCTTGATTCTCTGCTTTTTCTTCTTTTGTGTCGGATGACACTTTTGCCTTCTTATTTGTTGCATCGGTTCGAATATCCGCTTTATCAGATTTTGCATCGCTGCTGATTTTGGCTTTATCCGACTTTGCATCGTTTCTAAGCTTTGCGATCTTTTCGGTTCTTTCTGCTACTCGCTTAGCCCTCTCTGCTTTTGATAATCCGGACGGAATTTCTATCGCCATCAAACGCTCAATTTCTGCGTTCTTTTTATTATCGATTCGTTCCTTTTCGTTAGATGACTCTTTCTCAATGTCTTCCAACTCAGAATCTTTATCAGTATCAATGCTCTTCTTTTTGTCAGAAGCATTTTGAGTTAAAGCTTCATTCAGTTCTTTCAATCGAGAAGATATCTGTTCTTTCGTAGCATCTGCTTTTGCACGAAGTTCCGTAATCTTTTGATCTCGCTTCCCCTGCTCTTCTTTGACCTTTGCAGTCTTTTCAGATTTGATATTATTTTTTGTATAAGACCAAATCTTCTTTCCCTCATCATTCAGCGATGTAGTAGAACGCCCCTTTAGTTCTCTGGTACGCATATAATACTCATGAGCTTTCTGAGGGTCGTAATAGGGCGATGCATAATGTCTAAGAACCGCAACTTTAGGTTCGTCCATTAAGAATCATCTCCCTCCTCATCGCCGTCAGATGTATAATTACCAATGATGTCGTCAATCTGTGCAGAAATGCTATCAAGCACTTCATTGACCAGGGAGTCATAATCACTGGTGTCGCTGGATTCGGTTCCATCACCATTTGTGGCATCCGATATAGAACCGCCAGCATTAGGTTCGCTTAAGTTGCTATTTCTCAATTCATCAGCCTTAGGGTCAGTAGATGGCTTCCAACCAATCACCTGTCTGATTTCGTTTGATGTAGCAATTTCATTTCTGGTAAACTTATCAGAAATTTCAGCAAGATCAGCTACCGGAACAAGCTTGAACGGATCTCTAAAGAACATAATTGACTTGTTCTGGGACCTGGCAGTCTTTGTTAAGAATTTTCTCTTCATTTCATCAACGATTGCCGAAATGATCGGTTCGATTGTCCGATTGTAATAATTCAGCATAGTCTTCTCGTCTGCGGTACCATCTAAGATGCTCTGAGTGATTCCTAACTGGCTGTAAAGCATACTCGTTAAGTATTCAATCTGCTTCATTAGATTGTTTTCCAACGAACGATTCAACTGTGTGATTCGCTCTGTTCCATCAGTATAAGCAATACCATACTTAGAACCGGACAACTGCTGCTCGATATCTTTACGCCGCTTCTCTGCCTGCTGACGCCTTGCCTCTGATTTAATTACATAAGGGAGCTGAATGATTAAATCCAACTTGCCGGAGCTACTCTGTTCATCGACAGCATCTAGCAAATTCAATTTTCGAATAAGCCTTTGCATTGTTGAATTTGGTTCGTTAATTACCGCATACAGTGGATTTTCCACGATAGCAACCGTATCTTTCGGAACAACGATTTCTTGTTTTCGCCCAGTATTTTCGTTGTATACTTCAACACGGACGTGACGAGGGTACCAGTCACGAATTCGACCAACTCGCATCGAAAGAATCTGATACCCTTTTGTGTCATCTGGATCGTCGTCTGTATCTACAGGAACAATCGCCACGCATCCCTCATCCATCATGGACATAACAATATCCTGGATAAATGCCCTACCAGTCTGATCAAGATTGGCTTCTAACGACAAACATTCGTTTAAACCGCTTTTTATAACATTTAAAAACCGCCCTTCATCGTCCAACTGAACGTGCTGAATGTTGATGGCGGCTACGTCTAAAGCTATTCTATTGTATACGGATGTGACTATCGATCTTTCGTTTCCTCTGGTAAGTCGAAAACGATCGGGACGATACGAATAACCAGAACCAATGTCCTGAGACATCATGGTTGGAGCTCTATTCCGAAAAGCATTCCAGGCATTTTTAAACCTGGAACTTAATGATAAATCCATTTTGAATTCTCACCTCCTAAAGATGGGCACAAAAAAAAGAGACCGCACCAACGCAGTCTCTAAAGAACACTGTTTAACCTTTTGAAAGGATCTTTTTTGCTAACTTCTCTGTGATAACCGTGTCCGGATGCAATTTCGCGTATTTCCGAATCGGCTCGTATAACCCGTCAGCCATCATCTGGCTACAGATTTTTATTTCTGTATTTCCGGTAACGAATAATGCCAGTTTTCCGAAAGGAATTCTTTTAAGCATACGGTACGTCTTCTTTTTCATGCTTTACCCTCCTAATATTTATAGTAATTGTTCAGGATTTGAGTGTCTGATAATTTGGAGTCCGAATGCTCTTTCCGATATTCCTGAATAATCTTTCTCTCGTCACGCTGCGTCTTCTGTTGTCCAGCAGCACGTACAAGTCCCATGGACGCCAAATACCCAGCACCAGCAGGTGCATATGTTTTTACTGTAAGATCTGCCATAGCAATGTTTTTACTACGCTTAATCTCCGTTTCACCAAGTTCTTTCACTCGATTCACGCTTACATTAGAACCCACATCAAAACCGATCATAGGTTTGCTTGATCTAAAACCGCTGAGTTCTTTATCATTTACATCAAGTATAGCACCATATCCTTTAGACTTCAATTTTTCATAAAATCCCTTGTTGACCTCTGACGATGTCGGCAAATTATGATCAACTAATGAAAGATTTAAAGCCTTATAAACTTTATCGTCTATCTTCCCTTTTTGGAGAGAGTCCAGCCCTTTAGCAATAGTGTCGTTCTGCTTTTTCAAGCCGTACCGGTTCTGCGAATTTAATAAGTGTGTTTCTAAATTTTTGGCATAGCTCTTATCCTCTTTAACTAATTCAGAAAGAGCATTCACTGCTGATTTTTCAGAAGCAACCTTAATACTTTTATTCACTCCTATTTTAGTCTCATACACTTTTCCTCTAGCTGACAACGTATCGCCATATAGCCCCCTATACTTAGCATTATCCATACCCGTCATACTAAAGTAAAAAGCATCGGATACACCTCGATTGCTGTTGTTTGAAATGTTTTGTAATTCTTTTCCAGCCTTAATAACCTTATCGACATTTTTATCGTAATGTTTGTAGGCAACGTAAGCCGTCGCGGCTGCTATCGTAAGACCGGCCACAGCGGTGACAGCCTTCTCGGTTCGGTCTCGCTTATAAGCGGCAATGGCGGCTTCCTCTTGTGTCATTCCTTTCTTAACATATTCGTCTTCCAGTTTCTGTCGGTGTTTACTTTTGGATGTTTCCGAGTCAAGCTTCTCTTTAATTTTTTCATTTTTCACTTGCCTATTTGCCCAACTCAATTTAGCATTGGCTTTTTGAAGTTCAGCAGCATCCTTTGCAGAGTATGTTTTAGCATACCGTTTAGAAGCTTTCTGAACAGTATTCTTCGCTGCTTTCTGTTTCTGAACCGCACTCTCAACATCCGAACCATATCGTTTCTTTCCAGCGGCAGTAAGAGTTCCATTATAATTCTCATACCGTCGCACTCCCCATTTCATACCAAGAACACCGTGATGCGCTAAGTATTTATCCATTACTCTCCTTTCTTTTTACTCAAATGCTTCCCGATTTGCCTTGTAAGCGATATACGCATCCATCATTGCTGCAACGGCATCAATTTTTTGTTCATACCGCTTTTTCAGCAATTTACGGTTCCCGTTAGTATCCTCCAGGGTAATGCAGTTTCCCATAGCAAATGTCATCAAATCCTCATCAAACAGGAGCATTCGCTCTTCTGAAAGTTTCTTCAATTCGCCAAGTGGGACAGATTCTGTCTTTGCACCCTGGATAACTTTTTCTATTCCGAATGGTCCATTTTCACTCGCCCAACGTTCAACAAATTCCTTTGCATTGTATGGGTCATAACCAAAGCATCGTACATCGTAACCGCATTCAATAATGTGGTTATCCAAATCCTCATATACTTCCATCATGTCAAGAACCGTCCCTTCCAACACAATAAGACTTCCCTCTTTCATAAACTGATCGTATTTAATTCTCATTGCTGCTGGGAGTTTCATCAGAGTCGATGAGGAAATGTAGTTTCTGGTTTTGACGCCGAACGATCCGTTCGACAATGGGAATAAAAATGTGAATGCACAGAAATCGTCGCCTTGTGATAGATCAGCTCCCAAAGAACATGGCATCTGCCAATAATCTCGATGGCGATGTGGGAGAGTTTCTTCATATGTAAAGTAATATGTGTATCCCTCCATAGGAAGTCCGAAGCGCTTAGCCAAAATATCGTTTCGAGCTGCCGGAGCCTTTTCTGCTCTCTCAACGTCCAGCTGATAGGTTTCATAAGAAACAGTCTTTCCAAGGTTCGGATTTGCTTTCAACCATTTATCTGGATCGGCAACCTCATCAATAGAATCCAGCTTATACCACCAGATCGATACGTGCGGATTGATATAATCCCCTTTTAGAATGTCCATCAATTCCATTTTGATTGTATCGCCGGCACCGTTACGGACAGTGCCTTCCGAACTAATCGCAACGATGAGATAGTCATTGACCTTCGATGCGCCCTGTTCGATTGCTCCGATTACGTCTTCTCGAATGTCGCCAGAAAGCCACTCGTCCACCGTTGCCACTTTCAGCTGAAGCCCCTGAAGCTTATCGATTCGCATTGGACGAATTTCAAGAAGCGATCCAGTAAGGAAGTTTTCAATTCCTTTCTTCGTAGATGCCAATTTCATTCGATTTGCCTTCGACCCGGTTGTGTTCTGCAACGATCCTTCTGTGAGGAACTTATAGAAAGGTCCTCTTGATCTGGTAATAGCGGTTCGAATCGGTGACAGCACCTCTTCCGCCTGCTTCATCGTCGGGGCTGTGGTTATCTGATGTGTCGTTGTGACGTCAACATTCAAGAAGAAATTCTGCAAGCATGAGCCATACATTGACTTTGCGGCACCTCTGGCTACTATGAGATATTGCTTATTAACCAACCTTTTTCGGATAGACTTGGTGACATAATGTCCGCCGTGACCATCCTCATAAGGCTCATACACGCTTCTCTCAACAAAATAGTACCAACCGAAAATCTGCTCAGCCCAAACTTTAAATGTATCAAGCAGTTTCAAATCTGAACCGTCAGTTAAAGTAAGCTCATTCTCACAATAGCTGATAAAACCCTCTACTGCTTGATCATCGTAATAAATTCCCGGATTTGCGATGAGGTCATCGATTCGATTCATCTCCATCTCGATCTCTCTACATACCGGAATTTCGCCACGAATTACGGCATCACGAAACATGCCGTAGTATTTCGGGACGGCAGTGTTCGATAACGCCATTATTTTATTCTCCTACTTCTTTTTATTCGGGTTTGCAGCGATATACTGTGCAGCCTCTTTAAGGTTGAATTCCTTTGTCATTGCAGTCTTAACGGCATAGGTCATTGCGCCGGCCGCGGCCATAGTCAACGCTTTCTTTCCCGACGCAGAAAGAATTTCTGAAACATACTTTCTACCAGGTGCGATGTCATCTTCAGTAAGATTCTTGAACTCACGTTCTAATTTAAGTCTCTCAATCCTCTTCTTCAAATCAGCATCAGACATTGTTCGCCGATTCTTAACGGCAACCTTGCGTGCTGATACCTCATTCTTATCATCGGAAGACTTGGGGGAATGCCCCCTGGCCCTAGCAAGCTGTGCCTCTGACCTTCGAACTCCCCACCTCATTCCAAGAATTCCATGATGTGCTAAATAGGTGTTATTCATTTTGAATATCCCTCCTTTGCGATGTAACTGGTAACACCCCCACTAGAATTGGATGTCTGGTAATACGGAACTTCATGAATCACAAGGTCTTCACTAAGCACCTTTCCAGACGTATCCAAAGTCTGAGTCTGATGCGCCTTTGGTGTAACTTCATATGATCCAGAATAATGCTCAGGCTCATCCGAATCGGCGTCATCGTTTTCCGCAGCAACATTTAAACGAAATTCATACTCGTTAATTTGTGCTTTATAACACTCCAGCACTGCGGAAATAAGCGGCGGATCGAAAAGAAGTTTGACCTTCAAATGCATATAAGATTTAACAAGCATGTATTTGGATTCATCAGAAATGAAATCTTTCCATGTTGCATTCTTATCCTCGATCATGAAACCTTTTGGCGGACCGACACCAAGCTGTGTAAGAATTGAGAACACAGAATTGATGTGCATGATCAAATCTGCATCGAAATGTTCATACTCCTCTGCGATACCGAGTAATTTCTTGATTGATGTCAGTACACTATCTGTAATATTCATGATCGCACCTCCATCTAACAGAGTTTTATAAACTCACTCATACAATACCCGCTGATACCGTCCCCAGTCTTTACTTTATAAAAACCGGAAACAGACTCATCGTCGCATACCTTCACAACTGTATCCGAGCCGATGATCCCTAATGATCTGGATGCCTGCGTCGGGTCTTTGCGAATGTTTAAATTCATACAATTTACCACAACACCCATAAGTGGCTTCTTGTTTCCTTCCATAATTTTCCCTCCTAATGCCTCCATGGGCATGTATCATTTTTTCGTCGTTCATTTGAAACTGTTAAAAGTAGTTTCTCATCTCCATAATGTATAGCATTGTGGGTCGATAAAGTTGTTGCAATTAGATACTCTGGATTCAGAACCAAATCAGTCCGCAACAGTATGTCCTGCTGCCTTATTGGGTTCATATGATGAATAAGAATCTTTCCACGAATCTCGTAACCATCCAATCCAAGATCACATCCATTATCACGAATAATAATTTTTCTCCGAATGTCCTTCCATTCTTGAGAATTGTAAAATATCTGATTAAGGTATCTATCAAATCCGAATGTCTCTTCGCCAACTACTCCATCCAAACGAAGATACTCGTATCGTTCCTTAAAAGTTTGAAGCTGCAAGAGTTCTGAATAGCATCTAAGCATCATCCACCTCATCTCCATGACCGCTATAACCACGAAATGCTTTTAATGCATCCGCATACAGCTTCTCAGAATTTTCAATAGATTTTAGATTCTGGGTCTTCGCCTCTATCAGTTCCTTCTGTTTTTCCAAAATCTCTTTTTCGATTCTTTCTTTCGTCGAACCGAGCTTCAAATAATGAGTAATCACCTGCGACGAAGCGGTTCCCTCTCGTAACTGCTTTTCAGCCAAGTCAACAGCCAATGAAACAAGCTGATTCTCTCTTGCTTCTGGCGTTAATGCTGGACGCATCATCCTAGAAGACTCGGATTGCTTTGCTTTCCTCAAAGTTGATGCCTCCTTCCATTTAGTTGTTCGTTACTTCCGTAAAGGTTTTCACATACTTTTCCAATATTTAAAAGAGCCTACAAATCATGACAATGCTACTCAACGAAAGGAGAACTAACTTTGAGCCGATCCCACAGAAACCGTTGTCAAATATCATGAGTTATAGACCCTTGTAAACACTGGAACAGTTGAAAAGGCTCCCTAAAAATACCCTCCGGGGAAATTTTAAAGACCGCCGCGATATGGGCGGGGGTATGTTTTTTAGACACCCCCCTATACCCCTTTCAGTTATGCACTAGCGGTTTCGGCTTTTGATATGCCGACGAAATCACTTTTAGGAAGCTTTTTCTTTATGTTCATTTGTTTCTGATTTACTTGTAACCTTTCGATAGATGTTCTGGAAATCATAACGGATTATCTCATCAATAGCTCGCTCTACTTCCTTGTTATTCTCTTCATCCGATAACTGATCCGATGTTCGAGCGATTCGACCAAGGTAAGCAGTTGTGTGATAACCTTTTTCCTCATCGAACATGAACCATTGAGTGAACTGTTCAAACGGATCATAAGGATTATCAAAAGTTGTAAGTGCAAATCTCATCTTACTTAGTTCACTCCTTTCCATTCAAATACTTAGAAACTGTCGAAGAAGAAACCCCAAGAGCTTCCGCAATCTCTGAAGTGCTGTAGCCAGATGCGCTAAGTGCAGCGATACGATTCTGTTTAGCTGTGCTCAAAGCAGTGCTTGCGCGAGGAGTTGCTCTCTGACGAATAGTATCAGTATTCGTGTTGTTCAGAATTTGCGTAAGCTTATTCTCAGAAATTGCTCCGGCCTGGATGGCTTCCCATTCTTTATCCGTAATTTCGATATTAGATCGCTTAGCTCCTACAGAACTTCTTGCCTGTGCCAGAGCCTGCTGACTAGCCTTCTTGACCTCAGCTTTCGTCATATCCGGATTGTCTTTTCTCTTAGCCGCAACAGTAGCATTCGCCATTGTCTGAGCCTGTCTCTCTCTAGGAGCATTCGCCAAAGCTAAATCCAGCTTAGCATTTAAAGACTTTACTTCTTCAGAATAAGTTGCCTTAGCAGACGCAGAATAAGCAATTTTACCGGTGCTCATCATCTCTCTACGAGCCTGGTTAGCTAAAGACTTCATAGAATTTGCATAGTCGGCATAAGCTTCTTCCTGGGGGGTACCTGAAGAAAGTGTACGGGCGTCTTTTGTTTCAGCCATCTTCGTACTCTTCTGAGTTCTGAACTGAAGTTTTCCATTCTTGTCGACATACTCTTCTTTAACAGATTTGTACGATAGAGATCCATCCTCATTGATTGTCGGGGAACCCTTTCTCTTAAGAACCTGAGTTTCAGATTTTGCCTGTGAGATAAGAGTGGATGCTCCTTCATGGTAATTTCCTTCGGGATCGACACGACCTTGATACTTCTTTTTAAGAGAAGCGATGCCATTATCGATTTCACTCTGCTTATAATCCAGTTTGTGTTTCTCAGCATCAATTACAACCATACTGTGCCGAACTGCCCTTGCTAATTCGTCCTGTGTGGCCCCCTTCAAAGTCATGTCAGTAATCAGATTCGATACTTTACCCATTTCTGTCTGAGTATTTCTCATAATCTTATACTCTTTACCATTACGATAATAATGATCTACACCATCAGCATCCTTCTTAACTGTTCCGCCATAAGCATCCTTGGTATCGAAACCTTCCAAACCTTTTAATGGAGAAGTGGAAGTAATCTTTACCTTACTCTTTGTGGAGTTGCAAGGAATTACCATTACGGTATCACCATCAAAGTCCGCTCCAGATAAACGGTCCGCATTCTTCTTATTGATACCGATTGCATCTGCTGGCGTGTTTCCGAGAACACTTTTTCCTTCAGCCAGTTTATTATTGACTTTCAGAATAGGAATCTCAAAAGTTCCGCCATGCGGGTATCGAATCAAAGCAACTGTTTCTCCATCTTTATAGTTTGGAGCATACACCTCATTATCTTTGATTGTCGTTAATGGGAGAATTACCTGATACTTCTGCCGAGGTAACGCTGCTGCCTGTAAATGTACGGCGGCCGCATCACAATCATCAGCAAATGATTTCAGCAGAGCTTTCTTCACAGTAGGATTTGTCAGTGAACAGATTTCGTCATATTCAGCCTGCTTATCGGCTTTTGCTAAACCTAACTGTTTTTTAATAAGTGTCAAACTCTGCTTAGAAAGGAATTGTGACGGAAGTGTCTTACTCCATTCGCCCCAATCACCTTCTTCCGCTCTTTTATTGATCAGCGAAAGGGACTGTTTCTTTCCGGTTACAGGATCTATATACTTACCCTTTGGATCATCGTAATAACTCTGACCACCATGCTCCTTAATCAGGGAACCAAACGGATTATCCGGGTCATCCTTAATTTTCTTAAGAACATCTTTGGCCGGAGTGCCAGACTTTTTATTAGTGTTGAAAATTACATCAACACCATCCGGCATGTTATCAGAATAAACAGCCATACCTTTAAGGTAGTGGGTTCCGTCTACCATAATACGAACCTGTGCATAGTGAGAATCACCTAAAGACAGGTCTTTCACACCTCTACGAAGTTCGATTACGCCATCTTTATCAACGCCACCCTGATCTGCATAACGGATCTGTAAGCGCTTTGAATCCATGCTGGCCGGATATTCAAAAGATTTCCTAAAAGACTCTCCATTGTCATAGGAGATATAATCTCTTACAGAATGGACATTTTCAAAATCATAAATATCTTTATGCTCAGTACCTGGTGGACAAATGACCTTAATATTTGTCTGCTTTCCAGGATTGGTAACCTGTGGAACACCGCCTCCATAAATCGGATATCCTTCCAGTTCCAACATATAAAGAGCCTGGTTAAGTTTTTCTTTTGATACGCCAAGTTCTCTTTCAACGCCGGTTCCGACATCGATCATTCCTTTTTCTTCAATGAGCTTTCTCAGAACATCAGCAGTGGCTTTAGCCTGGTTCATTCTGTTTTCAGAAGTCTCGTTCAGTAAAGAGCGAACAGATGAGTCATTAGCAAACCCCATCTTATCGGCAATTTCATTTAAACTGTAACCCTTCTCCCGAAGACCTTTTGCGGTTGCCACCTGGAGCGCACGACGCTCATCTTTAGCAAGGCTCATCTGAGTACGAAGCTGTGTAGTGGTCAAACCCATATTCTTAGCGATGTCGGTTTCGCTCATTCCAGATTTTTTCAATTCCTGGACACGGCTAAGAAAATCTCCACTATGCTGATATGGATTTTCTCCAGAACCATAAGGGTAACGCCCAGAACGCCGTGGCATACCATAATGCATTAAAATATCTTCCACAATGGAATTCATAGCTTACCCCTCCTGTTCTCTGATTTTCTTGATCACCTTATCAAAAGTAATAATTCTGTCCATGATTGGAACAATATCTTCAGCCGTAGGGTTGTGATACAGAATTTCATTGTTCTGATAGATTCTCAATTCCATTTCAATATCCCCAGGCTTAACTTTATATTCCAAACAAAAAAGAGCCGCATATATTTCAAGCTGCTCCATGTGTGCCGGAATCTTTCCGGTCTTCAAATCGTGAATTCTTAAAAAATTATTCCGAAACAAAATCGCATCGGCTGTGCCAAAACAATTATCGGAATAGTAAAGGATTTGTTCCGGTGTCATCTTAAATCCGATGGCATCATTCACATACATATTCAATGTCTGCTTCGACTTTGGTAATTTCTGATTGAGCATAATACACTGTGCCGCAAATGCATGTAATACCGTTCCTTTTTGTGTGGCAAGGAAATTTCGATATGCTTCCGCAACTTTATCCTCACCATAATTTATCCAGTGATATTTACTGGCACCAAGAAAGGCGTGCTGTCCTTCAAGGTTCGAATGATTGTTGAAGTTCATCCAGTACCTCCTCTTTATTCTCTGGACATATAAATCTTGAAAACGACATCTGATTCATACGATCCACATAATATTCTTGATTCGGCTGCTTCTTTGCGCCAGCGCTTTTTTTACATTCTAAGGAAGCCCATTTGTCTTTGTGTAGAACCAGCAAATCTGGAATTCCCTGAATGTAGGTCGGGTCATTTTTCATCACGATACAACCAGGAAATCTTTCTTTCAGTTCCTTGATTAAATTTGCTTGGAACTTGTTTTCCAACATAAGTAGAGCCTCCCTTCAATTTTCTAAAAACTCAAAAGAGAATGCGACACTTAATAAAAATGCCTATTTATCCTCTCTCTTCATAAAAGGGCATGTTTTTTTCGCGCGCAAAAAAGAGCATAAAAAAAAAGACAGAGACACGATTAAGCATCTCTGTCCAAATATGTAGTTGTCAACTGTTGTTTCTCAGATACCGAATCAGTATCCAAATCAACCATAACCCGCCAGTACACAATGTTAAAACAACATCAAGGATTAACCCGGCCGTGCTACGCTTTTTCTTTCCACCTTTACTCATCTATCGTTTCTCCTTTCTCAGCCTCTACAGCTTTTTGATCTTTCTTGAATATCTTTCCTAAACCGCTCTTAGCAGAATCCATAGTTTCAGAAACACTTGCTTTCAAGCGCTCTTTCTTTTCCTGCCTCTCAGCGGCTTTCTGGTCTTTTGCTTCTTGTTTAATACGAATACCATCATCAAATATCTTTTGACTCTCTTTGATAACGTCGGCAGTTATATACCGAAGACAAACAGTTGTCCCAGTTTTAACCTTTGTACCTTGCTTAGGATTTGAGTCTATAACTTGAGTATCTTCGTAATCACGATATTTTGGATCTGCTTCTTTCATACGAAGCTTACTTTTTGAAACTTTCAATCCACATTCTGTCAATAATTCTTCTGCCTGTGCCAAGTCTATCGGAAAGCCTTTACGATATAATTCTGGAATGGTAACTTTCGTATCTATTTTTTCAGTAGGTTTATTCTGCGCATTGTCTATTGCTTTTTCAACCAAAGGTGTAACCGCCGTAATCAGACCGCCAACGGCTCCGATTGCTCCTATGACACCCGAAATATTCTTATTTGATTTCGTTCCCATACAATCACCCTTTCCATACTAAAGTAGGAATTTAGGGCAAATAAAAAGTGCGCCCCAATTTGAGAGACGCACCGAAAAAGCGCATCTCTTATTGTTGCCACACAATCTCTTCGCCGTTCAAGGGTACGAGTAAAAGAGAATACACTTTTTACCAAAGTTATTCCCTCGAACGCGATTTTTCTTATTAGATTGTGTGGCTCTTATAGTATATCATGAAGCACACCAAATGGAAAGTGGATTCTGTAGCAAGATCCTATACCGCAAGCATCTTAGCACGCTTTGCCATATCATCGTAAATCACCTTGGTTCCATCTTCCAAATATACGACAATGCTCATGTAGTTGTACGGACGGTAATCCTGGGCTTCTTTCGATAACCGCGGATACACCGATTTGAAATTATTGAAAATATCTTTCCATGTCACTTTACGCTTTACATTCACGGTGCACCTCCTGTCATTGGATACAATGCTCCAACTGGATATCCACAATACGAAGCTCCGGCACCTGAATAAAAATCCCTAGGAATGGTATAACCGAGCATCACATCTTCAAAAGATTGATACGGCGGATTATCAACCCATAGCCATTCTTGTGATACGGCGATTTCATTTTTCATCGTCACATGTGCACCATTCGGAATATCTTTATTCACTCGCAAATGATGCTGAAAATGTTCACACAACCAATCCTCGACTAATTTCTTATCGTAAGTCATAAAATCACCTCTTTCTTGCTTCTGGTCAAAAACCCACTTTTATTCGCCTATTACTATATATTTTTAAACTTTCTATCATAATAGTTTGGTATTAAAAGTGGGAAAGTGGGCAGAAAGCCCGCAAACCCGCATAAATACTGGGCTTTTACTGGTCAAATCCGGGTTTTTGAAAGTGGGCAAAACCGGGCAAATGGCCAGAAATTTGACCAAAATTCATAAATTTTCTCCAAATCGACACCAATTTTTCAGTTCTGGTCAAAAATATCCGGGCTGTGGTCAAATCCAAAAACCCAAAAGTGGGCAGAAAATTGACCTGTTACTACAAAGATTTTTAACCTAGATTAGCTGAAATCGGTCAGAAATTTCGTCTTTGGTATGGTAAATTACGCTTCACGGCAGGCATATAATTGTACGTAGACATCTTAGAATCCGGCACATGCTTTACAGATTTATGCCTTCGCCTAGTACAAATTTTACGTTTCTCTTCCTCAGAAGCATACATTCGTCCGAAGGCATCGTTCAAAGCTTTAGCCAATTTCTCCATCGGTTCCAAAGCTTTATTCCACGCTTCCGCCAAAGTTTCACACGCTTTCTGCAATTTTTCCATGTCCGTCATAAACTCTCCTTTACGTCATAAATACGGTTTAATGATACTTTTGTAATTTTTCCTCCCTTTTGAACCATCGCGTAGTCTCCGCTCCAAAATCCAGTTCCGATCTGCAATAATTCATAAGTATCAGTATTTAATTTACATCTACCGCAATCGTCAACCACGTTGAACATTTCTTGAGTAGCTACACAAGCAGAACAGGTTGAGTAATCTGGTCTTACTTTACAGATTTTCATCTCACCTACCTCCAAACCTTTCCTGTTCTCTTGTCTTTCAGAATAACTCGACCCTCGATATGGAAATCCGCCAATTCACAAAGTGAAAACAGAGTGTTTAGTAACTGATGAAATCTCGCATCATCCTCGTCCTGTTCATGCTCCATATTCTTAATCGCATTATAAGCTGTCGGGTCGTTGTAACCCTCTGCATTTTTTCTGTCATCCTTAGCTGTCATCTCTACCTCCCCATCTCATGGAATCGTCCATCCACATTGCAGCATTTATAACGGACAGAACTATATATCCACCGAAAATAAGAATAGCTGCCAGAATAATAATTCCTAAAATTAAATATCCCATTTACTTACCCTCCACTTCTTCTAATCGAACACCGCCGTATATCCACAGATCCTCTTTGAGCTTGTCCATATCCAACTCATCGTTTTGCCACTTTTCATAATATTCGAGAACATGCTCTGTAAACTCCGGAATCCGCTTTGCATATGTCTTCGTCCAATAATGATCCATCAACACTTCAAGCGGCAGAGTAAGCAGAAGAATCATTGCCTTATTGATAGCATCATTCGTAGCCTCCTGCTTAACTCTATCCAGTTCACCAGATATCTTTTCTCGAACCAGGGCATCTAACTGAGCTCTTGTCAGATTGTATGTAGCGGTTTTAGATTTCTGCTCGCACTTCTGTGCCCTTCTCCTTTCAGCCCGGCTCATATAGCCGCCTCCTTAATTCATAATGCAATTCTCTCTTGATACAAATAGTAAAACACCCAACATTAGAGTAAATAAAAAGAACGTTGCATCCCATTCAATCGGGATTGTCAACGCTCCAAGTACAATGAATACCATTCTGTATATCTTGTTCTTAATTAAGTCCCTTCTCAACATTGTCTTTCTCCTCTTTTGACTTTGCGATGCCAGCTGCTACAGAATCCATTTTTATCATAGTCCCAGCTTCTCGGAACCGTCCATATGCTCTGGCTGTAGCACAGTGCTCAATACACTTCATAACCCTGTCGATCAGTGCATAGAGGCATACATAGGCAATAAGAAACATAATGATAAGCTGCATAACTGTAAAATTCATAAATTTAATCCTCCGTTTTTCTTTTATAAATATAACCTTTGCTACTATTTCTAACCGCTCCCTGTAAGGCGTTAATTGAATTATCATCCAATCCGCCTGCGTTCATAATCAACTCTGAATACGGAAGTTCTTCAATCCATTTACAGAAATCACGCCACTCGTCCAGCTTATGTCCTCGACGACTCTTATAAATATTCGCCAGAACCTCATAATTCATCATGACATTACGAGTCTGATTATAGCTGCTCGGGAGAAGCTGAATCATCTGCCACCATACTTGTTTATCCTTTGAATCATAATTCTCGCCTTTGTATTCTCCGCCATTCAAATATAACTTTCTAGCCACATTTAAAATATCAATGATATCCCATAAAGAGCTAGTTCCAATACGATTAAGATGCTCACAGCTAAAATCGTCCAGCGTAAACTCCTTAGCCGCAATCTTATGCATGGTACTGCAACTATTAGCGACTGTTCCGACTTTGTAAGTATCGAATTCTTTCCACCAATATAAAGGTGCGGTAATCCTCACATACACCGGCATCATTCTCATGAACTTTCTATGATCTGTACCAGCATTAGTTAAACGCTGCATGAGTGAATGATCGTTTTCGCCAAGATCAAACCCAACAATATCGTATCCAGAGGTTTCATATTCGCTATCGCTCTTCTCCCATGAATTCATAGGATTACGCATACCTTCAATAATAAACTCCATCTGCTCTGGACTTGCCAGAACTACATGCTCTAATTTAATCATTTTTATTCTCCTTTCGAAATATCCAGACCCCCACCAATCTGGATTATTATGCTTCCTGAGTCCAGCATAGCCCACTTTTTAATTACTCTTCTTCCTTCTCATAAGGAATCTGGATTACATCTCCACCGGGAACAGTGACCGACTGCATAAGCTGACCAGTTTCCTCATCAAAGTAAATGTTATCCATGGCGTGATCCCACTCTTCGAACTGCTCAGCGATGTTTCTACCCTTTTCCTTTCGCATGTTGATAAGCTCATCATGAACCACACGTCTCCAGGATCTTGCGATTTCCATACGACTCTGTGCAAGGATGTTGTACAGACCATTCTCAGTCACAAAGTTGACGGAACGTCTCTGGCCTGCTACTACCAAAGGTAGTTTCAGCTTTTCATCTTCCTCGCACATTTCGAGCATTCTCCACTCGTTACCACTGCTGTAGCCGATGGCATTACTGATATCTTTTGCCTTGAACAGCGGAGCATCAAGGTCCCCATACACATTAAGGCGCTTTCCTCCAAACGAAATACTTCCAGCAATTTTAATCTCTTTACTCATCTCTGTTTATTCCTTTCTCTTTGTAATTTAACATCCATAGCCTTCTGCAATTCTTCCGATGTAATATCAAAAATGGACTTAAGGAATTCCAGACAAATATAAGCATCTGCCATCTCTTCCAAAAGTCCAATTCGGTTATCATACCCTCGAATCTGTTTACTGATCGCTTGTGTAAGTTCTGCGAATTCTTCCATAGCAATCGTACACTTTAATTTCCACGGCTGACTCTCAACACTTTTTCTGATGATTCTCCGCCGCTCTTTATCCGACAACTCAACATTGCTTTTCATGCACTGGATAAATCTATTTCGATCCATTGGTGCCATCACCGCCTTTTTATTATATTGGTTGTAAAACCGGCAGCGCATAATTTTGCATTCATATCAAGAATATTGTTAACATAAATACATTCTTGATTACTCATTCGATACCTTCTTTTTAACTCATCGAATGTAACGGTATCACCATCCCCAAGAAGTGCTTTTAAATTCATAGCAAATGTTTTACCATTTCCGCGACCATTCGGGAAGGAATCAAGTTCGCCTTTTAAATATTTCTTTTGCCAATCATGCAATTCGAATCCAAATGCTTCTTTAATTCCTTTAAAATCGCTAGATAACAAATCATCCCACTGAACCTTCATTTTTCTTTTTACATATTCGGATTCATCAATCTCAGCAAAGCCATTCGGAGCTTCTTTGAAATATCTGTTGATTTCAACCTTTTCCATAGACGGGGTGATTACATACAGAATTCCGACAGTATCATAATCGCCATTCTTAGGATCTGTAAGGAAATCCTCGGTATATACTTTATATGCTCTATCAGACGGCATATACGGCATAGTAATAGGATACAGTTCGCCCATGACAGAATCGATCAGTCCGCTGTGATATGATACATTCGGATTTTCAATATTTACGCCATGGTATCGATTTACGTCATTATACTCGACAGTACCATCTTCTTTTACTTTTTTGAATAATGAACTCATCCGCTTAGACTGATACTCTTTGGAGCCATCTTTTCTTTCGAAATTGCATTTATTCCATCCATCATCTGTATCCTCAATCGGAAGAAGTGGTTTATTATCGATGAGACGATTCAGAATAGCCTTAGTCAACCCAATACTGAATCCAGAATGACCGTCTTCACACAGAGAATTAAAGGCTTTCAGTGCGCTTTCGTAGCAAGCACAACCATAATCCCATTCTCCGTCTTTTCGGTCCGGTTTTTCACGGCGGCAGGCAATAGCTACCTCATTTTCAGCCCAACGCTCCATACTTGATCTCTCGCGGCAGGAATTGATAGAACGATTTCTGTCGTCTATGTACTCATTTGCAAATATCTTTCTGCAATTTCCACCAAATGCTTCCACGATTTCCGGAAGGTTATCATTTACAGCATCAAAGATCAGTCCGTACTTTTTACACCACTCTACGGCATCTTGGGTCTGCTCTTCATTTCTGGATGTCCAGAGAATCAACTTTTCTCCGTTAGTCTGTCTCTTTTTCAGATACTCGATGAGCTCCTCGTTCGGCATACCAATCTCCGGCCATTTGTTCTCACATAAAGTTCCATCAAAATCTACTGCAATAATGTTCTGTTTCATTTCTTTTTCTCCTTCCTTGTGTCACCATGAATCTCGTTCAACTGTGCCAAATAATCACTTTGCTCATCACAAAATATAATCTCATCTGGCTGGACTCTCCTCACGCAATCAGCGAACTCTACAATACCAAATACTTGCGAGCCGATCTCAGAAGGTATAAGCCTTACTTCATCTATTATTGGACGTGTATACTGCTCTTCCCATAAATGAAAAATCCCGTATTTGCCATTCACTTTACAAAGTCGAGTTTTGTGTTTAATCTCGATTTCTGCATTCATCACAGTTTCGTTTCCTTTCATGATTTGTCTTTAATAATCCCGATAAATTCCACTCGCTCTTCTGCCAGACTTACGAAATACCTTTTTCCCTTATAATCGACGATGTCACCCTCGTACTTATAGTTCTTGTCCGGCTCCGAAGCATACGCTAAGATGTTTATTTTTGTCGTTCTATTCATAGCTCCTCCAAATATCAAGCTCCAGGTTGCATGGCTGATTGATCCGCATACTGCAATGCCTGAAGTTTTTTCTTCATATTGTCTAAAATATACTCGACTGTGATTTTCGTTGTCTGCGCCAGTTTTATATACTTAGAATGTTCCTCGTACCACTTGAATATCTCATAGAGATTTCCACTCTGCCAACTGAATGACCACCAATCGCAAATCATCTCGATGATGTAATCGTATGGCATTTCCAAAACGGTCTCCAGTTCGCCGTCTTCCATATCATCATGAATAAGAATCCAGTGCTGCCAATGATGAGGATTTCTGTGAATATGAAGTAACCATGCTCGCTGATATCGCTGTACAACCTCATAAGAGCGATTATTTCCATAGAAATACGCATCGTATGCCTCATACTCATCCGGTTCGTTTTTAGACTGATCATGAGCAAATTCTGTATTCCACCCGGCGGTTAGGGTGTTTGTCATAAGTCCCGGTAAATTTTCAGAAAGCCAGTCGAACCCCCTTTTCACATTAGCTCGATGCCTAGCTAAATATTGATCGTATTGAAAACTCACTTTTGACCCTCCTTCTTTTTCTTTGTTACCAGCTTTTCATAAAGTTCTCTCGCTTCATCTCCCTGGAAAGCGTTGATAATCTCGACAGACTGGTTCATTCGTTTTCTTCCTACAACCATTACTCCAGTGTCATTTTTGTTTGAAAAATCAACACTAACTAAGATACTATCTACCATTTTCAGCCTCCTTCCAGTAAATAGGTTTATCCGAATTTGCGTTCATCGGTTCTGCCAAACAGTCATTACAAGGATCAAATTTTTCTTCGAGATCCTTATGTTCGCAGGTTTTGCAATAGGTTTTGAAATCAACCTCTTTGTAAATATTTTCCATTGGACACCTCACATGTAATATCTTAACAAAATTGCATATAATCTTTGTTGATAGTCACACTCTATTAGCAGACTGTAAAAATCTTCCGCAGACATACTTTTCAACTTGATCGATAAAATTTTTAAAAATATCCACAGATTATAAATCATTGTCTCCACTTAACAAACCTCGTTTCATTAAATGTTTTCTTGTCCTTCAATGCTTTACTGATGGCAAGATCAATACCAGACCTGGATTTCAAATGGTAGTAATACAGATCCGTATATGGTGTATTCATCCTGTCTATTCGACCAGCAGACTGTGCCATGATCTTATACGAATAATTCTGAGAATAGAATATAATCGTGTCTGTCGTAATACAGTTCCATCCTTCAGCCCCGGCATTGTACTGAACTAAATATACCCATGTATCGCTAGTCGGCACTGGCTGATGTTTGTGGCCGTTCCACTCTCCGACTTCATATCCAGAGAATATCTCTTTCAGAAGATCAAGCTCATAATCGAAATTGTAGAATATAATCGCTTTCGGATGCTTCTCCACAATTTCAAGTAAAGCTATTTGTCTTGACTGATCGATGTTTACAATTTTTCTCCATACATAGCACAGACCAGCAGCATTGATAATTGGTTCTTTTTTAAACGGGTCCCATCTGGTTTTTCCGACATCTTTATACATTTCGATATTGTACTTGACATAAATATCCTCATGGTGCGAAACTGTCTGGCGCTTAAAATCCATATTCACCAAGATTTTATTTCGCAATCGAATCAATCTACCAGTATTCAAATATCGGTCAACTTTAGGAAATTTGCTGAATCGACTATAGACTATATGCTCTCTTGTAAATTCGCTTCGGTTTTTATAAAATCCGTTAGCCACAAACACCGGAATATAATCCTGCCACGTATCACCAGGAGTTGCGGATAGTAATATCCACTCGTTTACCTTGGCGATTTTCAAAAATGCTTTAACCCATGTTCCAGAGCCTATGACACGCTGCTCATCGAATATAAAGAAAGCATCTTTGACATCTGCATACTTCTTGATGTTGTTCCAGGAATCAATCACAACCTTATTGGTATATAAATTTTCTTTCTTATCTGTTGATAATAGAAATGGCGAGAGTTCTTCTTCCCATTCGAAGGTATCTCGTTTCCTAGCAGTTGTAATTATGTACAAATCCTTAATATTCACATCGTCCATAGGAACATATTCATTTGTTCCGAGCTCACCACCATTTCGAACATAATAGTAGGCTAGTGAGGTTCTTGATTTTCCACTACCAACACCACCACAAAGTATGCAGCCGTTTTGCATTCGTCGTACAGCCTCTTCCTGATAGTCCCGTAATTCTACGCCAGCCATCACACACCTTTCGTGACGAATCCATCTTCTGCCTCAACTTCATAGCCGTCGCCCTCCAGATCTGCTTTTGGACCATACAAGAGCATACAAGTCGTGATAGTTTCATCGCTCTGATTCTCTGAATGATAAAATTCATACAGGCAGTCCAGCACTTTTTTAGTGATAGATAATTTACGACAATCGTACACAACCTTGCTTAAATCTGAAACGCCCATGATTTTAGCAACATTGTCATAAAGCTCATTGATGCCGCACGTACACTGCTCTTTTGGAATAGAATATCTTTTCTTCATTCGTCATCACCCTTTCCAAATAACTTGTTAATCTGACGGAGCATTCTTCTTGTGCTCCATACATCTGAGAAATACATAGGCGTGTACCAATAATTTTCAGATGAATCATCCGTAGACATCGGATCAGTTATCGAGTTACCTATTTTTATAAATCCTGCCAATCCAAGAAGCGATATTTGGATATAACACATCAGTCCAACAATTTCATCAACGTCCTGTGCGACTACTAAGATATGATTCTGGTAGTTCCTCGGCGGATCGCAATGCTCAAGCTGCTTTCGTATTACATGCACACCAGCAATCAACGTCGCTCCAGCACCGCAGCATGGATCGTTAATCGAAATATAACCATACTGCTCTATCTTTTCTAAAGCATTGGTCGCCACCACTTCAGCCATAAGTTCACACACATGATATGGCGTGAAGAATTGACCAGCCGAACGAATTCCCAGATCCAACCGCATAAACATTTTTCCGAGAAAATCCTGCTCTTGATTCTGATCCAGGGCCATGGTTGTATATGCTGCTAATTCTGGAAATATAGCTTGCTCTTCTTTTGAATACTGATGAATAATTTTTAGATACCGCTTCTCTCTTTGGTCGTAGTTGTCCTTGTCCAAAACATTCGAGATTGAACATGCATGAAGTAAAATATAATCTCTCCACACATCCCATGCCCGACGTCTATATGTAAGTTTCTGAAAAGATTTTAAAAACTTATCTTCCCAGTCAATTTTTGGTTCGGATTTCGTAGTTACTTCCGGTGGTTTCTCATCCTTCTTTTTCGTTTCGCCGAAAGTTGGTTGCCACTTAGGTGGCGGTTCTTTTGCTTTGAATGTTTTAGGTACCGTAGTCTTAATCTGTGGTTTCGACTTCGGTTTTTTCTTATTCCAAAACATAATTTTTCTCCTTTCATAAAGTAAGAGTGCCGGCTTTGACACCGACACCCTCAAAATATGATTTATGCGAACGGCGGCTCCTCTTCATCCGCATATTTCTCAGCAAACACATCCTCTTCAATCGTGACATACATGGTCTTCAGATATGCCTTGATACCGGATTTTCCGTTTACTTCCCACTTTGACGGGCTGATGACCAGATCAACATTTCTGATCTCAGCATAGTCAAGAGAAGATACAGACTCCTCGTCCAGCTTTGTTTTAGCTCTTCTGGTAACCATATATACATTCGGCGGAATATTATCGAACCGAACAGCTACCTGAATATAGTGAAGAGGCGCTTCATCCTCGTCTCTCGGCGGAAGGATTCTCACATTCCATCCGTCTTCGCCAAGTTTCTGTGCCTGATCTACGTCCTGGATCACAACACAGAAATTACGGTTGCCAGCTCTGTTGTACTTAGTCTCCTCTCCTCTGAAATTTCTGAACATAATACGAGCATTTTCAATAATCAGCTCATTTACATTTGCTCTTGCCATGATTAGATTCTCCTTTATTTTTTTTTCTAATTTTCCGGTGGATTCATTGCGTGCCTCATCACAATATCCGAAATATCGTAATCAAGGTCACAATCCATATGGAAGTTATCGTTGTTGAAATGCGGGCAGTCGAAGCATGTCCGATACTTATCCTCTCCGCAAGGCATCGCCCATGGAACTACATAATCAACATCAGCGTCATTTGCACCAAGCTCTGGAATATACGGATCATCAGACACAAACCACTCGAAGTCACCGTACTGCGAAATAGTTTTTACAGCCTCGTCAACCAGCTTGTCGTAGTAGGATCGGTCAATGCCGTCTTCCTTTCCAAGTTCTTTGACCATTTCCGATTCCATCCAACGATAACCTTTGGAACCAGTTGCAGCATAGTAACGACCATCTTTTTCTCTCATTAGAAGTCCAGCCCCATATCCATCTTTCATCGGACAGAACTGACCAACCTTTCCAATAAAGTGATAGTCATGTCCTTTTTCGATCAATGGCGTAAGCTTCTGGCATGTGGTTTCAAAAGTTGTGTCAGATAACAGTCCTTTCTTAAAGTCACTCTCTGCCTTGCTGAATTCTTTTTCTTCCTTACTGACATCTGGTAACTCCTCATTCAGATCCAAATATAAAGAGCTGCTCACAGATTTGGTTTCGCACATATCTTCAAATGTGATTTCTTCTTTGCTGAACAGCTTCTTGAATACATATGGAATCTGGAACTGAGTACCTGTCGCAGTCCATTTTCCGCCTTTCTTTTTGTTGTCGCCAGGAACGTAACCATACATCTTCTGGCATTCTTCTGCTGATTTGTACTTTGCGATATATACGGCATCGTTTACCAAGCACATACGATCGTATGTAGCCTCGTGTTCAAATGTGTATCCATATCTCTCGCCAAAATCCATAACAAACTGAATAATCTCCGGCGTTGCATCCGGGATCTTAATAGAGTCTGTCTTAATATGAGCAACCTGGAATCCACGTTTCAGAACCTCATTCTTAAGATCGATCATGAATAATGCTCCACGTTTTGCCACGATGTTATCGATGTTTCTTGGATCACGGAACGGATTATCAAAGGACGCAGATGTAAGACCGTATACTGAATTGATAGCTGTCTTCAGTGCATTAGCGAGATCCTTTGATGTCATTTTACCGTCGATAACTCTCTGAATATACGGAGTAAGCTTGCCATCCAGCATGGTATTAACAATATCCCAAGCCTCATGCTTAATACTTACACGACCCTCAACAATATCAAGGAATGCCTTCGTGAATCTCGGTCCGAACAGAACCTCAGCAATGGCACTATGCGGATGCATTGACGAAACGTCAAGAAGTGCTACATTTCCATACATTCCCGGAACGCCCTGAGCAAATCCGCCCTCGCCCACTTCCTCTCCACGATATGTGGATTTTCCATGGTCAAATACATACCCAGGAAAATATGGAAGAATGCTGTGAGCTTCGAATGGAACTTCATCCTTATCGTTGTACTTCCAACCGTAGTGTGGCTCTTCCATCATCTTAGGGCAGGCTTTCTTAAGGAAGTCCATACTCTCTTTATCCAGCGACTCTACCGGCTCTGCCAGATTTCTATAATGGAATTCTGACTGCGGTTTCCTGTTGGTTCCAAATATAATTCTGGTTGTAAGAGAGTTTGTAGTATCATTAACAGTCATCTCTGCTAAATCTGCCAGAATCTGTCGTGCTGTCCAGTCAGCCTCAAGATAATTAAAGGCCGCCTCAGTAGCAATAACATCGTTATCGCAATACTCAGCGACCTTAATCCAAAGCTCTTCCGGAACCGGTTGATCCCAAGGAAGACCAAGCTCCTGGTGATGCGTTCCAGCTTTGATAATTCTTATTTTTTCATCGGAGAATCCTTTTTTCTTGAGATCGTCATCGGTAAGGTTTCCCATCTCGATTTCTAATTTCTTAAGACTTTTCTTATTACCAGCCGAAGCGAAATCGTACACATCCGTATAGGATACGTTATATGCCTCTCCAAAGAAACAGTTTGGACTTCCGTTAATGATTTTCTGCGAAAGGTTATAGAGCTGTTCGTTTGTATAACCCATTAACCTTGCATACAGAATATGGTTATCATATCTCCGACAGTTGAAGCCAACCAGTCTGAACCGCATCAGCTCCTCGATCTCACTCGGAGACGGGTTAATCATTCTTACAACAGGCTTTCCCTCGCCCTCGATTTTCCAGTTTACAAGGAATAAGTTTGGAAAAACCTCAATATCATAGAATACCAGCTTTGCGTCATCATTTTTAACCGCTGTGGACGGATCTGCGGATTTAAACTGCATTTTGTTGACCAACTTAATACAGTAATCTGCCTGATGAGTGCTATTCGCTGCAAATGCTAATACTGCATTGCGCATGTCTGTAACGTCGTACTTCAAATCGCTTCCATACGCATCTTCCAGTATCTTGTAGATAAAATCGATACTGGGCTTAGTTCCCGGATGTATCTCTTTATTAAGATTCCGTTTAATCAGTGTTCTAAGCCCTTTCTCGCTCTTAATCGCTTCAAAATTTACCATTTTTTGTTCTCCTTTCAGCGGTAAACCGGAGCTAATTGTTGCGATAGGCAAATGGTTACACTTTGACAGCATACGCCGCAATGAGCTTTTGCCTGTGAACACCTTAACTTCAACATGGTCGTCATACACTCTGCTAAGCTGTGTCGGATCGCCGGTATAAATATAATGAAGATGTATACCTTGTCCAGATTTACTAAGCTCAGCATAGGTCGGCGGCCACTTACTTGCTTCTGCTAAATTCTTTTCAAATGACTTGTTTCCAGATTCGTCTGGAATGTCAAAGTCGATCACAATATGATTCTCTGGAACTTTCACATAATGAAGTTTTTTCGTATCAATTCCAGATAATTTCGTGCGAACAGAATCCCATTTTTTCTGAGGTGTTTCGTTTTCCGAAGCATACTGCGCGGGGCATTCCGAACACACATCATCAAATATAGATTTAGTGCTATCGAATTGGATCAGTGCCGGTTTGACTACTTCCGGCTTTTCCTCTACAGTCTCCTCTTCAAATTTTTCTGTTCTGAACCCAATGTAATAACTTCTAACACGGGTTCCATCATCCAGATTGAACCGTTCCTGAAAATCATGAAAATAGTTTTTAAGTTCCTCTTTAAATACCCTCTGCGAGAACGGGAATCCAACCTTGGCATCGTCACAGTAAGTTTTGTACATCTCCCATGCAGCTTTCAGAGTTGTCCCGTTTTCTTTCTTAAATACATGGTACGAATCGATGATAAAGTTGTAAAAATCATTAGATGCTCCAAGCATCGTGATCGGAATATAATCGTCATAACGACCGGGATTGCTCAAATATACTTCCTGGCAATGATAAGCGATAGCTCCCAACTCGAATTCTACCTGCTTCACAATCGTTTTGTACTCTTTTGGATTCAACTTATTTCCAGACGGCGATACATCGATCAGTCTTCGAATCAGACCAGACTTCGCATCTGTAATCTTGACCGGCTTATTCGTTCCCATAAACAGGAAACATTTGAACCGGTTTGAGTATGTGGATTTGAATTTTTCATTCACAGTCATCAACTCATGAGATACTAAACTGTTTAATCTAGTGTTGTCCTCAATTCTCGACAAATCGCCATCGTGTTGAATAGCAACCAGAGGGTTTGTTTTAAATGCTTCCAATGCAAATGAATTGCTGGAAGATCCAAGTGCTTTTGCGTCAAATACAGAATAGTATCCGTCGAAAAGCTGCTGAATAATGTTAAGAACTGTGGATTTACCTGTTCCAGCAGCTCCGTATAAAACCATAAATTTTTGCAGTTTTTTGGATTCTCCAGATACGATTGACCCTATAGCCCATTCAATTTTTGTCCGCTCTTCTTCTGAATATAAAGTAGACATCAATTTCTCATAGGCAGACAAATCGCCAGCTTCAAGCGGGTAATTCAACTTTTTGCTGGCGTAGTCTTTTTTATTAGTTTCTGTATTGGAAAATATAAGTTTGTCGTCCAACGTATGAAAGCTGTCCCTCATCTGTTTCTGACAATACTTATGCCATGAGTCGATCATACCCGACTCGGCATCCCACATATGCAGGACTTTAATATCGGAGTTAAAACGCTGGCGGTTCTCCTCAGCATATCTATCCAGTTCGCGGTCAATGAGCTGCAAGGCATCTTGCTCGTCCGTAGACCATAAACCACGTTCCTCAATCCAGATAGCATAGAAATCACCACCTCGAATCATTAGATCAGTGCTTTTTTTAATAATGAACTTTGGATAGATTTCTATTACTCCACGTTTCGTTGAACGTGTTGAAATCACCATAAAGTCGATCATCGCATTTTTTACTCTCCTTCCGGACGCTTAAGTTCCTCAATTTCCTTTTCCAGTTTTCTGATGCGCAATGCCTGATCCTTCTGCTCGATTTTCATAACAACCAGATTTGCAGTTGTCAAGGCAGCAAAGATTGTAATCTGTTTATTGAAGCTCCGCTGTTTACTGACTGCCCTTGTGACAACATCCAGTCTTTTTTCCGATGACCGTAAACTGCTGAAAATATAAGTAAGCATTTCACCCATTATTTCTTACCTCCTTTTAATCCATTCATGAAGCTTTCAACAGTCTCAAACCGCCAATTTCCTTCATTGTTGAATGTAAATATAAATTCCTGATGGTTCTTCTGACGGATGCGAATACTGTTCTTTCCGTTCTGGAACCAGCTTTCCACTTTATCCCCAGCATACTGAGGAAAATATAACTCGAACCACTTATATACTTCGCTATGGCCCATAACGTCCTCCTATCTGACATTGTCGAGATACCAGTTAGCTTGATACCAGATCTCAATATCTCTCATGTCATATCTGCAATGCTCGATTGTGAATAAACCACCCTTGCCATCCCGTTCGTAGTCACGATTAAGGAATCGCCGAATAACATCGATGGCATAAGCCTTGTCAAATTTGGAATCATCCATAGAACCTAAGCCAAGACTCACGATCATATCCCAAAACCACTGACCGGTTCGATTACCGATGTCCGGATCATCCATGATGTGCTCTTCTAAGCGTATAGCAAGGGCAATAATCATTTCTAAAACACTGCACGGACGATTATCCAAATAACTTGCAATCATATTATCCCGGTATCCTTGCTCGTTTCCGAATCTATATCGAAGATCAATCCCATCGTCATAGCGGTTGCCATCAAGAGCAATCGTATACGTGAAATCTGTATCGTGAAGCAAAGATAACAACTTACGATACGACAAACCTCGCGAATATTCATCGTCACATACGAGCTGGTACATCCAGTCAAAATATGCATTGTTCAGCTCGTTCCGTGTCATCATACCTCCATCTGATGCGGCATATCTTCAACCACTTCAGAATAGGTTCTCTGATCAAGGAGAATTTCATAATCGCACTTTCTTGCGTCATTACGAACAAAGACAGAATCGTCCTCATACTCTCCAAAATGATTCAAAGAATCAATTCCAACAGCATCTTCCACATCCTCAATTACTTCATCATTTTCATCAGCCAACACACCATCTGCATAGTAGGTAAGACTGATCTGCTCATGCTCTTCATTATCGCCAAATTGCTCCGGCGGAATCACATACGGACCGGCTTCAGAAACAGGCTTTTCTTCCTCATCTGACCCAAAATCGGAATATCTGGTATACCCTTCTTTTTCTAATCGCCTTGCATACTCTTTGAGATCCGGTTTTTCTTTGTCTGCATCTTTAATACCTTCTGCAACAGTCTTTTTTACAGACTGATCTTTTAATTCCTGCTCACGTCTTAAGAAAACCTCCTTTACAGAGTCAATTTCTTCCTGCGCAAGGGCTTCGTATTTATCTTTAAGCAGATACCATGTCACTACCGAACCAGTCACAGTGCCGATGATAAATGCCAAAGAAAACAGAGCTTTATTACTCATCTTCGTCCTCCTCGTTCTGAATTGTCATAACAGTGAGAGCAAGCCCACCAAAAAGTAAAGAGGCACTCAACAGAATGCCTCCTGTGATATGTCTTTTTCTCTTAGTATCCAGTATGTAATCCATCATGGATATAAAATTTCCAATGCCATCCATCAGTGATGCTCCTTTCCGCCCATAAGAACGGCTAGACCACTAACAAAGCAAATGCCAGCAAATGCTGAAAATGTTAATCCCATGAAACCTGTCATAGTTTAGGACTCCTTTCTATTCATAACTTGAAAAATAATGATTACCTACTTGAAACATTGGTGTTCCGTATTTTCCATATCCGCCAGCCGTGAAGAATATCGTATCCACATTGGTTCTGGATTGCAGTTCCTCTTCAACTAACTGGCAAATATCATCGTCCACAAAACACTTATCAACTCTCCCATTCCGCATGGATGAAAACTGATTTGCCTGATATATAACGCCATGCACTGTATCCGGGAAATATACAGAATCTACACGATTCAAGATGGTGTCGATCACTAATCGCTTTCCTTCCTCGCATTCGCCCTCAGCTTCTGCCATAGTTACAAGAGCGATTAGCTCAATATCTCCCTGCGGCAATAGCATATCCTCCACATACTCTTCGATTTCAACTGCCGACACCGTTTCCTCTAAGGGTTGCTCAGAAATAATTACAATAGGATCAATAGGTTCAGCTTTTAAAGTCGGCTGCATTTCGATATACTCGTACTGATTTACCCGTTCTGCTGAGCAGACAAAACCTGTGCAAATAATCGCAAATACGCAAAGAGTAGGAAGGATTACCATACGAATACAATTTCGCATATGTATCCTCCTCACAAAATTAGATCAGATCGAGAATCGGTCCGTCTACATTGAACTCCATAAGAATAGCTTTCTCGTAACCGCCATCCTCAGTTTCACGGTTGGTTTCCAGAATACCGAAATCAACGAAGTTGTCGCCGTTTTCGTTTCCCTCCGGTTTATAAATCCAACCAACAGTCTGGCTCATCTTAGTACGCTTAATACCGAGCTGATCGTATACATCGCTAAGGAATAAATATCCATTAGCCTTGAGCTTGTCGTTTGCCAGATTCTGCTGAGAACGCAGATACATAAGGTTGTAATCCATATTGGATTCGTACGCCTCACAAGTATCGTCAAAGAAACGGGCATAATCGTTCGTAGAAGGTGCTGCTACATCTACGGTAGACTTCACCTTTTTCTCTTTACCACTGTCTGGATCAGTTACAGTTTCCTCAAATTTCTTTGCTTTGATGTTGTAGCGAAGTTCTTTATCAACCTCCGCGCCAAAGCGCTCAACAACCCGATTTCTGTACTCCTTGAAAGTCTTATCCACAGTTGCATAAGCGGCTGCCAGTGCTACATTTCTCTTCTTGAGAATATTGTGAGATGCAACAATACTTGCGATAGATAATGTTCCAAGAGCAACAGCAGGAGCATAGAGCTTAGCGACTTTTACACCAGCCTGTACATAAACGATAGTCAAATCTTTCTTTGCGTCGTCCTTAGAATACTCCGCCGCCAGTTCCTCATTTTCAGCACATTTATGAATGGCATCAATATCTTTCTTGGACTTCTCCAATACGCTGTCCAACTTAGTTGTTGCATGACAAGCCATAACAGCACTTGCAACAGTGCCAACAACACCAGCCACTACCAGAATCTCAGGGCTATGTTTCTTAAGTTTCACACTTACTTTACTGAAAGTCGTGGAAACGTTCTTCATGATTTCTTCTTTCTTCATATCAGTTATTCTCCTCTTCAATTTTTTCTTTCTTCTCTAAATGATCGATCAAGTGCTGTGTGTACCACATGATCTTTTTCAAATCCTGAATGCCATTTTTATTTTTCCAGCGGCACGCGTATTTGATGATATTGCCTGTGTCCGTTGCTTCAATGCCTTTTAAATCAAAAGTGAATGCCTCAATAACATCAATCACTTCCAAACCTGTTTCTGACTGATAATGGCTTGGATGAGATACCATTTTATCGTCTGATTCGTACATAAATATCCCTCCTAGTTCAACGGTAATGCCTTCGGAAGTTTGATCATGTATCCGTCTCTAACATGAATTACAGATGCATTCCGAATATCAGTCCAGCCGTATTTATTGTCTGTATAGTTGCCAGAAACGCCAACCAGATCATAGAAGTCAGCGACACTAACTACCTGGTATGTGGCGATAAGTTCATCCATCCTTTCCAAAACATCTTCTGCTTCGCCACGAGATTCCAGAATAATATCATCGTAATCGTATCCGGTTCGTGTTCTTGATACGTTTCCCGAATCTCGTCGATCCCGATCGTCATAATACTTACGGTAAGAGATCTTGGATGACGTTGACGATCTCCCGCCCCTTGAGTTTCCACTAACACCAAGGAATGCTCTGACAGCATCCAAGATAATGTCTTTTACGGCCGGAACCACGATGTCTTCAAAAATATAGCTTTTTACATCGTCTACATCTTCCGGAACAAATACGTTTGTAATCTTCTTAAGACCATTCTTTTTCTTCGATTTGACAGAACCACTGACAACCTTTTCAACCCTTTTCTCCGGAATATCATCATTCTGGTTCTGTCGTGATTTATGGGAATTGGATTTGTATTCCTCCATCTCTAAATCTCCTTTCAATTAACCGTTACCACTTTTCCAGGGAGGGTTATCCTCGTACTTGGAATACGGTTTGTTTTCTTCTTAAACTGATACACCAGATTACTCCTGGCTTTCTTTTCGGATGCCGCGTATGTGGAACCCTGCCATCTATTCGCAACGCAGGTATCAAACTCCATAACCGGTCCATCATACATATACTGATTCATAGGACACCTCCCTTAAAAAGCAAAAGGGAAAGCACCCTGTTATAGGTACTCTCCCTCTGTCTGAATCATTGATTCAATTCTTATTCAGAATCCTCTTCTGTCTCTTCATCGATATTCGTAAACTCTCCGTCGACGATATCGCTATTCGGCTGAGTTACAACCGTCTTACGATTCTCACGCCAGTTCTTGAATTTTGCTGCTGCCGGAACGACTACGAATTTGTAGGTTAATGCACCTGCAATCATAGCCAATCCGATAGTTGTTGCTTTCTTCATACCGCCGTTAGAAGCCGCCTTCACGATCTCCTCAGTAGTTGTTTCGATAACCTCTTCGTTGTTGTTCATGATTTCGTTGTTCTCCATAATATGTTCTCCTTTCAGATTTGAAATATGTGGTTCTTCCATAATAGTGTTTGTAAATTCTGCGAACCTTACATTAAGCCACGGAAGTCATACCTCGGACCATAGCCATAATCAATAACCAGACAAGGTGTTCCATCCGTAGCAAGCTGGGAACTAAATCTCAGATCGATATATCCATTATCAATATTCCAGCCAAGATCATCACCAAGCTTAATAGGCTCTAATCCGACCTCATAATAGAAATCATTAAGTGAAATATACATTTCATCTCGCATTTGACGATTTAATTCATTCTCAGCCTTTTTTAATTTGTCGATGTCCGATTTAAAATATCTTCCGGATACAGCATCGAAACATAAGGTATCACCTTTTGCTGTGACGATAACTTCTTTGTTTTCAACTGGATTTTTCTCAAGACGTTCCTTAGCAACGGCATCCCTCACAGTCTGTTCCTTTTTCTCGCCGATTGTTTCTACCACTTTTTTCTGATAATCTCTCAATGTCGATTCGGAAATGGTATACGCTGCAGTCAGTGCTGCGTTTCTTCTGGCATTAACAGAACTTGCTCCAATAAGGCAAGCTACTGATAATGTTCCAGTAACAGCCGCAGGAATATAACATTTCCAAGCAGTTTTAATGGTGTCAATCGGTTCCAGTTTCTCAGTGTGCTGAAGACGTTTTTCCTCATCTAATAATTGGATTGCTTTAGGGGTGGCTCGTACAGCCATTACGGTAGTTGTCACCATTCCAGCAATTCCAACTCCGGTGAGGATTTCGGGACTATGCTTTAATGTAGCTGTTTTTACACTTCTACAAATTTTTGTTAAATTTGGTTTCTGCATTTCAGTCTATCCTCCATAAAATATAAACGGGGCACAAGGCCCCGCGATTTATCTAACCAACCAGAACGCCGGACGAACCCCATAAGAGTCCGAAGCGCCGGTGGAGCCCGCATTGCCAAAGTTGCCCACAATGGCAAAGTTAGCCGAAGAAAATTCCTTCTTGGTAGCATTTCGGAGCCAACCCCACGCACAATCGTTGTTGTAATAAGCAACACGGTTTCGTCTCTGTTTCATGAGAGGAAGCTGTTCGTCCCCATCCGCTTCGATGTGGTTTCGATCCCACTCATCATCCCAGCCACAAATTTCTCCCAGAGTCGGGATTGATAAGCTGATCATTCTCTGCTTAAGAACCGCAGGGAACATATTGTACAGCTCGGTATCGATCCACTTTTTCAGATCAGACTTATCATATCCACCCACATTGCCACCATCTTCGTTCATCGGTCGCTTAGCAACATAATCATCAAAAATGAACAACACTTTATCCTCGGTAATTATCTGAGCCGTTGCCGTAAAAGTTCCAAGATTGCCAAGCGGAATTTCAATCTGATCGCCCTCGGAAATATCATCTGGAAGAAACGGATTACTTCCAAAAATAGTATTAAACGTCTGCACTAAAGCTTCAACATCAGCCTTACAGTATTCTTCACACGCCTGTCTTGCTTCTTCGTTTGCGCTGAGACCAATGTATTTTCTATACATCCTCTCAACCGTCGGAACATCAATTCCTTTTCCTACCAAGTTAATAATCTCTTCTCCTAATGTCATTTCTCTCGTACACATAGTGTGTTCTCCTTTCAGAATATAAAAATTTTTATTTGGTACCTATGAAATTAGCAGGTCTATAATCCATTCAAGCATGTCTTTCGCACAAGAAAATACATAACTTGTTCGTGGGTTCACACATGAATATGAATCACATTCGTCTCTAAATGATTCAATCACAATCAGCGGTGGTATCTCTGGATGTTTGCTGAGTCGCATTAACACTTCTCTTCCAGCCCATCTCATATAACTCGCCTGCTCAAAGTTATATCCGCGCTGAATTACAGGCATTGTTGCAATAGCATAACGGACAGTATAAATTGCTCTTTCAGTCGGTGATTCCATTTGTCTCCTCCAAAAGAAAAAGCGAAAGAGTCTTGTTATGACTCCTCCACTTCGTCTTTGTCTCTCCGGGCAAGTGCTTCACTGACCTTTTCTTCAATTTTTTCATCCATTTTCTGTTCATTCACCCAATCGGTAATAAGGTTTACGCCCACACCGATTACGGTTGCTGCTACTCCAATAGCCTTAATCCATTTACTTTTATTGTTCATAATGACACTCTCCTTTCCATAATAGTGCTTGCGATTTATGCGAATGGTTCATCGTCCATCCTCGGGGTATATACAATATCCACTACATAAACTTCAAGACCATCCTCCAACACAGTTTTTCGATGGTTGAAATCTATCCAACTGATTCCATCTTCATAAAAATAAAACCAGCTCAGATAATCACCTCCGTCTATAGGCTCTATTCCGAGAAAATTGTAGAAGTCATTTATACAGACATCGCCGCCAAGACTC